ATGGAAGACCAATTGTAATACCATCTATAATAGGGATTATTTCTTTTGCTACAGGATGGGCAATTAATACAGAAGAAGAATATGATACTTGGGTAACCGGATCTCCTAATTATTTTGTTGATGGAGCAGCACCTTTGTCCGCTACAATACCTAGCTCCTGGTGGCCTGATGAATTCAATATGAACTGGAAAATTACAAAAATTGGAGAACCGGTCAGATTTGAAGCAGGTATGCCATTTATGTTCTTCAATATATATAAAAATAATCTTTTAAATAATGTTGAATTTTTAGTTGAAAATTTATGGGACAAACCAGAGCTAATGGCTAAAAGACAGTCATACGGTGACGCAAAGATGAAAAAACTTCACGAACAGCCATGGACCTGGATGAACGGAATAAGAACCGGTTTAGATGAAAATGGCAATTCCATAGGTCCAAAAAATGATGGCTTATTAAAGCTTCAGGAACCAAATTGCAATTAATTAAGAACTATAATACATTACTATTATGTAACAATACAAAAGTTTCAATTGCAAAGTAAAGGTAGTTTTGTATGAATTTTTTGACTGTTTCAAAAGAGCAAAAATTAGAAATTTATAATAAAAGAATAAATAATGTAGAACAAGAAATATTTGCTAAAGTATTGGAATTAGGAATTGATGCTGATTTTTTTGATTTTAATGAATTTATAAATTCCTTTGATTCAATAGAAAAATGGGTTGATAACTACTCTGTGTATAAAAATCTTAACGATATTTGTATTTCTTATTTATCTATAAAAGATAAAATTAATCTACTAGAAAAAGAATAAGATGGAATTTAAACTTTCTTCAAAAGAAAAATTATCTGTTTATAAACAGACAAGAAAATCTTTTGAAATGGACTTAATTCAAAGACTATGCGCAGTAGGAATTGACCCAGAAGATTTTAATGCAAAAGAATTTATTCCAGACGAAGATAAAATGTCACACTTTTATATTAAAGAATTGATTTTAAAAATTGAAAAAGTAGAAGAAAAAATATTACAATTTGAAAAAATTGCAAGCTTAGAGGAAGAGTAAATTTTAAATGATTTATAAAAATACAGAAGATTACGAGCCATCACTCTATGCATGCTATGCCATAACCGGTATTAAAGAAGATTTTAAAATCTATACAGTTCATCCAAGTGGCTTAAGGGAGTATGAACACTATGACGTCTATGAGATAGACAATAAAACTTTAATAGCTTTTACAAAAATTAGATTTCTTGGAACAGATTTTGTTTTTAGAATTGTATCTGAAAATCACACAGAAGATATAAGTTCTGAAAATTATGAATTCTTATCTGATATTTTAGATGAAAGTTATGATCAGTCAAATTATGTGTTCTCCATAATGCACTCTTGCGCTTCGTATAGGGAAGTAGTAGGTGATAGAAATACTTACGTAGAAGATAGTCGCAGATGTGATGTAGATGATTTTGCTGCAGTAAACTTCCAAGATATTATTCCTGGCGAAGAGTCAGATCTTTTAGATGAAAATTATTTTAATAATGAAAATATAATAGGCTTTGCGTTGTGCTTAGCGTCGATGGGTAATGTTTATATAGTAAAATTACAGCTAGGCGAAATACAGGATAGAGCATATAAGGATTGGTCTGCTAGTACTATAATGGGACAAACTTTTATGCATACCATAAAAATGGCATATGAATGGAATAATTTAGCAGAAGAGCCTTGGAATTCTAATCAAACTATTGCATTAAGCTGCAATTCTGCATTTAAAGAATGGAATATGCCGCAAGAAGTTTTAGATGAGATATCTTCAATCTCTCCAAGTACATCTATAGAAATGTATTTAAGTGGAGATGAAAATCCAAGAAGATCAATTATTGAGAATAAAACAATTCCGCCAAACTTTAAAAAATGGTATATGTCACAACTAAGATATAGAACTGTAAATTCATTAGTTGAGAATTATCCAGAGCCGCTAAATATTCCACAAAGTATGATTGATAAAGAAATTCAATTTTTTCAAAATGAACTTCTTAATTACATGATAGAAAACAATCTTGATCCAGTTGAGGTAAATAGTATACAATTGTTAGATTACATATTTAGTTCTTCCGCCTATGATGACAAAAAAAATAAGAATAATAGTGTAGATGATATAGTTCTTAAATATTTTATTGGAAAAGAAGAAGATCAGCAATTAGTTAAAGCTTATCATGGGTCTATGTTTAGGCCAACTTCCGCAGAGTAGCAAGTTAACATAATGCTTATTAAGGATAATTCCTTAGACGATTCTCTATACAATGAAGTGTTGAATGATAACTCATTTTTTCCTGAACTAATGAATCATGGAGAAAAAATAGCAGAACATTTAAATTCATACCATAATGAGAAAAGCGATTGCTTTGCTCCATATATGTTTTGGGATGGTTGGTGGAGAACTCCAGCAAATACTCTTAAAAAAAGAGTAATACAACATTTATGGGAAGACAAAATGGAATGGGAGCTAGAAGACATTTTAGGTTTTGAATACTGGACAAGAACATATCTACCAGGTCAATATTTAGACATTCATGTTGATGAAGATACTTTTTTGTACGAAAAAGATAAAATATTTGTAGGGCCAATATACGGATGTGTTTTTTATGGAAAAGAAAATGAAGATGGTGGATTTTTAGAAATACACAAAAAAGCATTAGAAGATGGCAAAAAAAATATACTAGAAAAAAAATATATTAAAAAATATATATCTTTAAAAAAAGATAGAGAAAAAATAACCTACAAAGGAAACAGAGCTATTTTTTTTGACGCCGGGCACGTGCTGCATAACACTGTAGGGTCAAAATCTGGTATAAGGCAAGTTCTTGTTATTAATATTTGGCATAAAGATAATCCGCCTTTAGCGTTATCTAATGGAAGTTTTTTTTACGAATAAAAATATTATTCTATGGTATAATTATTGTATGACTCAAGCAATTAATCCATTAGGAATATTGGGAATATGGACACTATCTGTAGATACTCCATTTGGTGAAGAACAATATGTTCTAAATATAGAAACAGCAAATTCTTTTTTTTCTGGATCAGTGTCTCATGAAAAAGGCTCTTCAGCATTTCATAGTGCTAGTTTTGAGAATAATACTTTTTATTGTTCTATGGAAACAGAATTTCCTATTAAAGCAACTGTGTCAATAACTGCAGATCTAATAGAAAATAATAAAATAGCTGGAATACTAGAGATAGACCAGTATCTAACGACTTCATTTATTGGAGTTAGATAATGTCTTTTTACAATTTCTTAGCTTCTTCAATACATGGAAGAAAAGATTATCTTTCTGAATTTAAAGGCAAGATAACATTAGTCGTAAATATAGCCAGCAAATTTGGTTATGAACCCCAGTGTTCAAAATTATGGTCATACGCAAGAACATGTAGACAACTTGGACAATTGCAGTCCGTACATGAGGAGTTTAGCGATAGAGGTTTTTCCGTATTAGCATTCCCTTGCAATCAGTTTGGATCAATGGATCCTGGTACTAATGAAGAAATAGCAGATTTTATTAAACAAAATTATTCTTTTGTTACTTTTCCTATTTTTGAAAAAGTTGAAGTAAATGGAAAAAATGAACACGAAGCCTTTGCCTTTCTTAAGGGTTATGAAAAAAGAGCTTATTCAGACTTTGCAGCAGACGGTAGTGAAGAGGCTCAAAAGGGTCAAAACTTAGCAGGTCAAGCAATGGCAAGAATCTCTCATAACTATGAAAAGTTTTTAGTTAGCAGAGATGGAATTATGATATCTAGGTTTAACTGGCAAGACATGCCACTAGATGAAACTCCTAGAATTCAAGGTGCAGGGTGGACCATTAGGGAAGCTATAGATGAGGTATTGGGATAATGGAAGATAGTAGTTCTTTTTTTCAAAAAGATGAATCAAGGATGAGCAGCACTGCATATCCGGTATCGCCTCATTTTGATGAAGCAACCATAAAAGAAATAGCTGATTTTGAAACCGAAGAATTAGCACCTGGTATAGTCGTGATTAGAAATGCGTTTACGATAGACCAAGATTTAGTTCTTGGCCACATAGATTCAAGAGCTGAAGAAGCACATAAGAATAGATGGTCATACAAAGAAGTAGATGGCGTTACATATGGAATAAATGAAGACGGATTTAAATATAGAATGGAAGATGTTCCGGCAGCTCCAGTAAGAATATTAGATCCAGTAAACCCTAAGACTGAAGAAGAAGTAAAAAATTTCTTTATTTATTTAGAAGATCAAATATACAAAGGTTTAATTAAATACATAGATCATTACCCATTAATGATTGGGTCTATTTGGTGGAAGACTAGAGGTCATATACTTAGGTATGGTGATGGTGGGATACTAGGGTGTCACGCTGATAACGACACAAATTATAAAGTGACTAATGGCGTTAGGTACATGCCTAAGGGCATGGTTGCCTCTAGGCAGACCTGTGGAGCATTGTTGTATCTAAATGATTGCGTCGATGATGAAAGCGAACTAGATGGCAGAAACTTTACTGGTGGACATCTAAGATTTGTTCATTTAGGGGTTTCTTATAAGCCTCAAAAAGGAGATATTATATTCTTTCCGACAAACTACGTCGCAGCACACGATGTAGGAAGAATGGGTAACGGAGTTAGATACTCTTATCTAACATTCTTTGGACAAGGATCGTCTGACATACCGGCCAATGTGGTGATATCTGAACCATCAGAAAGTTTTGAGTGGTGTCCCCCTGTGTGGTTCAATAATATTTATGACGATTATGAAATGTATTGCAGAACTCCTTATTCTAGATGGGAAAACAGAGCAGCAGAGTTTGGAGTAGAGGCTGGGTGGAATCCAGTTTACCAAGGTAGAGAAGTTACTCAATACTCACAGAGTCATGATGTTGTTGAAGTTGATAAACAACAGGAATTAAAACAATCAGATAACACCTTGTCAGAAGGGCCATGCGGAACAGAACCTAGGCTGATATAGTGTTTCAGATAAAAGAAGAAAATATAGAAATGCATGATATGGGAATTGTTCTTTTTAAGAATGTACTCCCAATGCAAGATCATGGTTATATATTAGATTTTGCTAAAAGCGTACGTCTACAGGCTTTAAAGGATGATTTTACTTTCATTAACGACGATCTAGGTAATCCGTTGTATGCAATCAACAGAAGTGGACATAGGTATACTTTAGAAGATGTAGAAATTGCATCTAATCATATTATGAACTTTATGCACGAGGGGTTGGGTCAAGAATATTTTGATTTCTTTAAAGCATGTGAAGATACCCTCTACGCCTGTATGCTTAGATACGTAGAGATGTTCCCCATGATGCTTACCTGTTTATGGTGGAGAACTCAAGGTCATATAGTGGGGTATGGAAAAGGTGGAAGATTTGGCAAGCACTGTGATAATGATGTTAACTACCAACCAGGAGCAGAACCCGATCAACAGTTAGCTATAAGAAATGTTTTAGGTGGTCTTATTTATTTTAATGATTCCGTTAACGAGATTCAAGATAAGAATGATTACGTAGGCGGTGAAATAGTTTTTCCTTACGCTAAATTTACTTATTTCCCAAAAGCTGGAGACGTTTTAATGTTTCCTTCTAATTATTTAGGAACACACAAGGTTATGGAATGTAAAGAGGGAGAAAGATACGCTTACGTTGGCTATTTTGCACATGGATCAAGTGATCCAAATAGAGGCGTAAATATCAGACAGCCCTCTGAAGTAATGGATAGCGGGCAAGTATGGATGCCGAATATAGTTGATGACTATTTGAAGGCAATAGAAAAAAGACACGCAAATACAGATCCAGAGTTAATGTCACTTTTAACTGAAGCTGCCAATAGACCAATGACAAGTAATAATACCAATGAAGAAATTGGAAGATTGTGATATTTAATAAAGTAGAACCAAAACATTTAGGTGGTGGAGTTGTAATATTTGAAGGTTGTATAGATTTAGATTGGGAGAATTTACTCAAGAGATCAAATGACCTAATAGAAGAAGAGTGGAACGAAATGTACTCTCCGGGGATAGACCCTGAAACTGGCGAAGAGATATATGTGAATAAAAGTGGGTACTTCTTTAATAAGGACAGCATTGACCTGATGCCAAAGAGAGCTAGTGCTATACACTACAAAGACAACGAAGATTTACGTGATTTTTTTTCTTTTATAGAGTCTTCAAAAGACAAATGTTTATTACAATATTTTGAATTATTTCCATTAGCTTACAAATGTGTATGGTGGAAAGTTAAAGGTCATATATTACAATATCCAAAAAACGTTTATCTTGGTTCACATTCCGATATTAGTGGTGATTACATATATGGTGTATTAGAACCTCAAGATCAATTAGCTTTGAGAAATGTTGTAACAAGTTTAGTATACTTTAATGATTCTGTTGATATCGAAGAAGAATTAGACGGTAAAAATTATATTGGTGGACATCATTATTTTAATTATTTAGATATAGATTACTCTCCTAAAAAGGGTGATATATTATTTTTTCCATCCAATTACATGGCTGCCCATGAGGTTAAGCCAGTTAAGGAAGGTTTTAGATATAGTTATCTTGGATGGTATAGTCAGGGAACTCCAAATCCAGCAGTTCACGAATATGTAGCAGATCCATTAAAAGATCCAGAATTGTCTAAAAAAGCTACAAATGTTTACATGCCTACACTTAGGGAAGATTTAAAGAAGCATTTATTAGAATCTGGATACAAAGAAGATTCACCACAATTTTATATTACGAAATCAAATTATTAAGGATAGTTATGAAATCAAAACACATTGGAATGGGCGTAGTAATATGCGAAGACGTAATTGATATAGACCAGGACTTTCTTTTTGAATATATTAATTGGCTTCGCATTAACGAAGAGGAAACTTTTACTTATCATGAAGAAGATGGCGAAAAGTACGCAGTAAATAAAACTGGCTTTAAATTTAAACTACAAGATGTTCAGCAAGCCCCACAAAGATTTTTAGATACAAAAGGAAAAAATTTACAAGTAGAAGTTCCTAAAAAATATATTGATTTCATTGATAGCTTAGAAGAAGCTGTTTACCAAGCATTAGTTGAATACTGTTGCTACTTTCCTGATGCAGCAACAACATCATGGTGGAGACCCACTGGCCATATAGCTGGTTATGAAGATGGTCAAAGAATAGGCTTGCATTGCGATGATCAAGTACCATATGAATGGGGTAAGGAAACCGGTAATCAAATATCAATACATAACAGTTCAAGCATTAATCTTTACCTTAATGATTGTGTTGCTAACGAGGAAGAAATGAATAACTATACTTATTTAGGTGGAGAAATTCATTTTCCTAATGCGCCATATGTTTACAGACCAAAAAGTGGCAGTGTTGCAATATATCCATCTTCCTATATCGGTAGACATGAGGTATATCCAGTAATCAGTGGTCAAAGATATGCATTTTTAAGCATAGCTTGTTATGGCACTTCTTTTGAACAGAAAGAGAAAGTGGGGCAAGAAAATCCACACAAGTTTTGGATGCCAGAGATAATTAACGATGTCAATAAAAAAAGAACAGATAAACAATATACATTGTAGGATCGAGAAATTTGTATGTATAGAGGAAATTCTTCTCAAGAAAATTATCAACTAGAAAACTAACTATGAATCCTTTTGAAATTTCTTATACTGAAATATACCCATATATATGTGTGTATAGCAACTTGCTACCTGACGCAAAAGAACTTTCGGATACAATGTTCAGATCGGAAAATGAAAATAAAAGTTCTATCTTTACTGAATGGGTTGACTGGTTTGTTTTTGGAAAATATGCTCACTTAAAAAATCAAGAAGAAATAAAAGAATTTTACAATAAAAATATAGTAAATGTTAAGGACTATAACATTGAGCTTCATATGGCAGAAAGAAATCTTTTACAAAGGATAACGGAATCAAATACTGCTGCTATAACCGAATATATAACTAGAAACAAAGTGCTGGTACCTAAGGGTTCATTTATCACTAATCCAAATATTGCAAGATATGATCCATACGTTGACACAGGTGAAAAAAAAACAATGCAGTTTCATACAGATTACGGAATTGGAGAATGGTATTGGCCAGGAGAAAAATTCTTATTGACATGTACTACGTATTTAAATGACGACTACGATAATGGGGAAATTGTTTTTTTAATAAAAAACGATATTATTTCATATAAACCAAAAGCTGGAGATATTATTGTTTTTCCTTCAGGTTCTCCTATTTTTCCAGGAAAAGAACCATACTTTCATGCTGTGAATATGGTTAAAGAAAACAGTAAACTCCTAATAAGAAATTACCTAAAACATTATGTAGGGCCAACTCAAAAATGGATTGATGGAGAAAAAGAGTACGGAAAAGATGCTTGGTACGAAATTGCTAAAAAAAGATCAGAAAGTCACAGTATGGCGAGCATTCACTATGCAGGTAGTGGTAATCACGTCTATTTAAATGATATTGATAAAAATACAAAAATTGATAAACATTGCTCTGGATTAGTTACTAGTCTTTATGGGTTAGATGAAAAAGAATACGTAAAAATAGAAAAATTAAATTATGAATAAAAATACCCATTGAATAAGTTTCTTAGTAAATTTGCGTTAAATAGATTTTTGTTTTTGTCCCCGAAGGGTAGACTGCAACTAGTATATCAATACTATTACTATAAAATTAAAAGTTAGGAATAATATATGCTCTATAATGATCTAATATCTTACAATCAACCGGGTGTAATTTATTCTGGAACTTTAGTTTTAAATATTACACGGAATTAATGCTCCAGTTATTGTATCTAATGTTGATATTTATTTTGGTGGAGATATTGACTACAGTAACTTCACAACAGTTGGAGTTTTGACAATTGAGTCAGTATCTACTGGGGTCATAACCATGGAGACTGGTCAAGAAACTGGCTATGGCAATTCAACAACATTTGGAACGTTGACATTCCAGTCAGCATCTACTGGAACAGTAACCATGGAGACTAGCCAGCAACAGGCTGATATATTGATTGAGGCTAGTACTATATATATATCTGGAGCTTCTGCTGAGGTCACAACTGTATACGTGGTTTAATTTAAAAAACCTTAATTTAAATATTCAACTGGAGATAAAATGTTAAATTCCGTTTTGGTAAACGATACGGTAAGAATTAAAGTTAAATTTGTTGACATTAATTCTTCAACTGGACAGCAAGTAGAGGTATCTCCTAGCGCAGTTCTTGTTGTAATAAAGAATATTAATGATTCTATCATAGTAAATACTACCGCTACTTCCATAACTTCATCTGAGTACTATTATGACTTCACCCCTGCAGACCCTGGTCAGTATGAGGTAACATTTACTGGCGTTTTAGCAGACTCAACCCAGATAGTAGTTAAGCAAAATCTTTATGTCAGTGACGCAGACAGTGACTACAGGCCCTCGGTAACTCTAAGATCAGAAGAAGTAATTACTTTTGCCCCAGATGTTGACCCACTTTATATAGATCCAGAGGAAGTTCTGTCATTTTTTCCCGATGCGTCTTTATTGGAAATTGGGGAGCTAGTTCATCATTATTCGTTAGAAGTTAAAAGTGTATTTAATTTACAGGATATTGACAATGGATCTGAATTAAACTTTACAATTCAAGAATACATTAAAGCAGCAGCTTGCTGTGAATTGAGCAGAACATACGGTTTTGGTGGAGATGATGAGTTATCCTTGAAGTTGGCAGACCTTTCAATCACAAACAGGTCAAATCCAAGACAATCTATAAACAGGGGCAATGCGACAACATGGTGTCAAATCGCAGCTGCTTTAAGAAAAGAAATAATGGCAAAAAGAGTCGGTATGAGAGCTGTTATTCCAAAAGGTCTGCCCAATAAAAAAATTCATTCAACATACAAAACTCTTGACCCCGATACTGGCAAGTTGATATACCTATCGGATAAAGAGCTTTATGGGCCAGGAAGAACAACCCCTACGGACCCGGACGACCCCATGCCAACTAGGGGTTTAAGAAAGTATGATTGATCCAAAGAGAGCTTTTAATAAAATCCTCAGAGAATGGGGTCATGATATTCTTATTCAGAGAAGATTGGATGACAACTTCATTTACTCTGATACATTTGAAAGAGTAACAACAAGACACTTTTTTCCTTCTTCCGAAACTTTGAGTCAAGTTCAAAGAGAGGACAAAGAAGGAGTCAATACCAATGTAGACTTAATATTTTACTTTGAAGCTTCTGTTTATCCAAAGCAAGGTGATAGAATATATGAAGAGTCAGAAATAAATATTAATGATCCAAATATTTATCTAATAGACTTTGCTGCTCCGGTTAAAGGTAGAATGGGAATTACTGTTTACTGGATAGTCGGAGCCACCAGAGAAAGACCAATGTAATGCTAGTCTTAAGTCCAAATGAAACTCGGAATATTTGAGTTTATCTTTAATGAAGATGGTGTATTTTACGACCCAACTAGTAACTCGACACCTTCTGATGTATTGATATCAATATATAGAGGAGATCTTGGTTCTGGAGCAACTATTGATGGTCCATATTCTTTTTTGTTTCAAGCTGCGACTCCGGGTGATACTAAAATAGTTAAGACATCTAATAATGTAGTTTACTTTGGAGACTACGGAGATATTCCTGGATCCAATAACTCCACGGAGCAAGCTGTTAAATTTTCTTTTCAATATAAAATTCCAGAGAATTTGTTTCCGGGAAACTATTCTGTAGTTGCTACTACTGGTTATGATTCAGAAGTTATTCAATATGTAGCTCAATTTCAAGTTCCGCAGTCAAGTGCCGCAATAAATACTTTATATGCAGCAGGCGAAAAAGAAATTACTAAATCTTTTGTTCCAGCATTTCAAACGATGGAGCAGTATAGAACAAACTCTGTTTTACTTATTGGCCATGCAGATGGCGTAGAATTAAATAATATTAACAGAATTTCAAACATACAAGAAGCAATAGATTTACTTAAGGCTGATTTTAATTCACCATTGTTAAGAGGCGTATTTGACGCATATGCATCAGGGTGTAGAGATATCTACATATGTGCTTCAGCACCAATGTCAGAATACGTAGAAGACTTAAACGATAGACTTGTTTCTAAAGGCATCTATGGACTTAATGATGCAACTCCATTGACTATGACATTCTATCAAAGGTATTACGATAGATTATCTGAAACTTATTCAATCATTAAAGACTATGATTATTTAGATATAATAGTTCCATTAGAAATAAGTTTTATTAATACAGGTGGAATTGATTTCCTGACACAACTTGCTTCATATTGTCAAGAGTTTCACAACAATAGTGGAATGATTCAGATTGGAATAATTGGTTCTAGAAATGGTGGAATCACATCTTCAGATATAGATACACTAGAGGCTGATAGTAGATTTATAAATAAATATACAATGTTTGATTCTGAAAACCAAATAATAGGCGATATGGGAAGATTTGTTATTCCAATCTATGGAGAACTAATAATGAACCATAGCTTCTTGACTATATCATATGTCTCAAGCGGTTCTGCAATATACGCAGGAATGCTTTCGTCCAATCCAGTTAATCAAAGTCTTATTAGAAAAATTGTACCATCTGCATTTGGTTTAAACGGAATATCATTAAGTCAAGCTCAAGTAAACCGTTTAGATAGTTTGGGCATTAATACATTTACAAAAAATACAAGAACTAGAAGAGGAAACTCTTATCAGACATACGTAACAAACGACAATACAGTTGCTCATTCAACATCTAATTATAGAAAAGCTCCTCAAATAAGACTTGTATCAATGTTAATAAATGAGATTAGAGCATTAACAAATAATACAATTGGAAAATTTGCTCCACAAAAAGCTTCTTCAGATGTTCAGGAAATGTTACAGTACTTAAAGTCAAATGGAATCATAGCAGATTTTGAATTAGAATCTTATATGGATTCACAGATAAGAGGAAAAATGTATTTTGATGTTTCGGTTACTTCTAGCTTAGGTCTAAAAAAAATATCATTTAGCATATCGTCAGGTCAAGGTACTTAGAATGGCACAAAACGCATTTGGTTTTCCACTTCCTTCAATTAACGAAGTGTCAATAGACAGGGCTTTTGGTGCCCCTTTACAAGCTGCTGGAAATCTAAGTTATTTAGAATTCATATCTATAGTTAAATTGTTGTGGGAAAATTTACATCCAGATATTCCAATAGTTCCAACTCAACCAGCACAATACTCCACTTATCCATGTGTTGTTTATGGCCTTGAGTTAAGGAAGGCACATACTACGGAGCCAAAACCAAGAAGTAGAAATGTAGTCGAAAAAGATATAATGGTCTTTGGTCAAAGATTTCAAAATGTTGTTTCTTTTACTGTTACCACTAAAATGATGGGTGGGGCATCAAGGTCATCGGACTCTAATACTTTGGCTTCCAGATATGATGGAGCTGATGTTGCAGATTCGATAGCTGAAATATTTGAAGACTTTATGCTTGAGTATACTCCTGTTTTTAAAAGATTAGGAGCTTCAGAATTTGTATATGCTAGAAGATTAGCTGATTCAGAAGAAAATAAAGGAAATACTGATATAGTTAAAAGAACAATTACGTATATGTTAACTACGGAAAAGTTATTAGTTACATCAGTTGCTCAGATAGAACAAATAGCTATAGACATTAGAACATATATGGCTTATGAAAAAGAACTAGTTATAGAAAATACTGAAAAATCTACTCCAGACTTTACTGGAACAGAAGTGAATATTAGAGACTTGTATCAAACAGCTACTCCAGATTTTAATTGAGGTTGTTTTCATATGTTCTTTGTTACTATACATTAGGACTAGACCTAAACTCGCTAATCGGAGGTTTAAAATTCAATGGCTCTACCAGGTGTAAAAACAATAGTAAAAGATCGCTTTTATAGCATCTCAAGACAGGATACTCCTGTCGGCCCAAGAATATGCGTTATTGGCACACGCACTACAGCTGATGGCACAGGAAATGTTGCCGACCTTGACGTAGTTCAGGTTACCAAGGAATCAGATGTTATTACTGCTTTTGGTGAAGGTTCACAACTTCACAAAAGTTACAAAGAACTAGTTTCTGCTGGTGCAGATAGAATCTTTATGGTTCCACTACCAAGCAATACGGTTTATAATCATACTACTGGCGCTTTAACTTCTGGTGGAATTGATATTTTCGATGACGCTTTTGCAGCAGCAGAGGTATCAATGCCAGACCTAGTTATTCCTTACGGAAGAGGTGGAACACCTTCAGACTGGCAGTCTCCAGCAACCCCAAGTGATGACGTTGAGTATGGCTTCCATGCTGACAATACGACTGTGGTTGCAAACAACTGGGCTTATAAAGTTGCTACTAAAATAAAAGCCATTAGCGAGAATACAAATCCATGTATAGCAGTAATGGGCATTAGACCATACATCGGCACTGGCGCAACTCCTGCTACGGCAGAAGTAATGACTCCTGCCAATGTGTCTAGTCACATGAGTCTCACTAACCTTCCATCAAGAGATGCAGTTAGTGGTTCTGAATATGTTTGGGGCAATATTGGTAGATATGTAATTTTAGTCGCTGCAGAAGTTAAGCCAGTTAACTATTCTTCAGCAAATATTGCAGATTTTGGTTATGCAAATGGAGCAACTACACTTGCTGCTTCGTTGAGCAGAATGGCTTCTTATATTAGCCCTGTAAATAAAACAGTCTTCAACGTAACTAGACTTCGCTACAACCCAACTAGAACACAGTTGTCAAATGAAAATTCAACTGGAGCAGTAGACAAGGGCCTTAATGCAATTGTTCTTAACTTTAATAAAGTTCCAGTTTTTGCAGAAGGTGTAACTTTTGCACCATCGGTATCTGACTACACAAGAATCTCTACTTCAAGAATTATTAATGAAGCATCTCTTGTCGTTCGTCAGGTATGCCAGAAGTTTGTTGGTGAAGCTTCAACAATGCAGGTTCGCAATTCAATGGAGACGGCAATTACTTCAGGTCTTCGTGGAATGCAGCAACTTGGCGCTCTCTTGGATAGCGACTTTACAGTTAGCTATATCCCAGCAGAAAACAAGGCACTAGTTGACCTTGTTGTAACACCGGCTTTCGAACTCAAGTCAATTGAGATTTCGATAGCAGTTAACCTTTAATAATTAGATAGGAGGGTACACAGATGCCTGGAGGCGAGTACTACGATTCACCGGTTAATAAATACCTTAACACTTACACCACCTTCTCTGGTGCAGATATAGTTGCTACTTTCGGCGGCAAAGAGATTGGTGCACTTTCGGGTATTACATTCTCAGTCACAAGAGAAAAAGCACCTATTTACACAATGGGTTCACCAAACCCAAGATCATTCTCAAGAGGAAAAAGAGGCATTGCTGGCTCTTTAATCTTCACTGTTTTTGATCGCCCAGCTCTATACCAAATGCTTGAAACACATCACGGTACTTCTCAGGAAATGAGATACTGGACAAGATCAAGCAACACACTTCCTGGTGATCCAAATCACAGAAGAGGAATTGCAGAGCATGACGATCAGGCCAGAGATGTTGTCAGCAAAGTTCCATATTACGCAGACCAAATCCCACCATTTGATATCACAGTCACCTTTGTCAACGAATATGGCCAAGGCGCAGTAAGATCAATCTACGGTGTAGAGCTTTTGAATGAAGGCTCAGGGGCTTCAATGGATGACATCGTCATTGAAGAAACCATGACCTACGTTGCCCGTGAAATCGGACCAATGTATACCATTTCAAACAGTCAGCTTACAAGATTTGGCGGAAGCCTTTCTGATATAATTTCAAAAGATGCTGTAACTTCCAGCGGTCTTAATTCTGAAATTATCAGACCTTAATATTTAAAAACGTTAATTAAAAGCGTGGAGGATGACTTTGTTGTCCTCCACGTTTTTATTTTAGGAGTAACATGTATAAAGACATTGAACAGTTAAAGATACAAAAAAGACAACTTTTAGATTACACTAATCAAGTAGAATCTACCAGGAGAGAAAAAGGTTTACCTGATCCATTCTCCAATATGTCTTTTGCTGGAGTCGACATCCAGGCAACAATGGTATTACCAAAAATTGGAGCCAATACATCAAGTGATGATGGAGATTTTATTGAACTTGCAGAGTTGCAAACAATATCATATTCTATACACAGAGAAAACAGTCCAGTAAGAACCTTGGGTCATGTGAATCCAAGAGGATTTGTAAAAGGATCAAGAACAATAGCTGGATCTTTGATCTTTACAGTATTCAACGAATATGCTTTCTATAGAATTAAACAGTTCCAAAGAGCTATTGCAGAAAATAATTACTCGCCATTGGCAGACATGCTTCCGCCTTTTGATGTTGTGTTAACTTTTTTTAATGAATATGGCTTAGCTGCTAAAATGAAACTATTCGGAATTACTATAGTAGACGAAGGTCAAACAATGTCTATAGATGACTTAATTACGGAACAGACATATACTTACATGGCAAGAGGAATACAGCCACTAATGCACCTTGATGCAACTGAGTCTAGGAATTTGTATTCTGATAATAAAGACGGTAGGGAAAGACAGGCTTATGATCTTCAGGGGTCTACTAATTTTTTTGGTGATAGAATAGAACTATACAAAAATTTTATTAACACAAGGATTCAATAATGGCAGAAAGATCTACCCAAAGAAACCCATATAGGCCCTTCACTGCCTATATGCCTAATAACTTAAAAACTGGAGATAAAGACGGAAGAGATTTCTTTGACCCGTTAAATAAAGCCATAGATCTAGAGTGGGGCGGAACAAGAGAAGATCAAAAATTTAATAATTATTATGATTATTTTTTCTCTGGTGAAGATGTAAAAGTTTATATTGATGGACTGTTTGATGATTCAGATGAAATGGATATTGCAGCTCTAGGATATGTCGTAAAACAAGAGAAGCAACCGTTATATGGCTTTTGGTCATATAACTATGATGCAATGATGCTTGGAACTAGACTGATCACTGGTGAGCTATCTATATACTCTAGATATCCTAGAAGAATGACTGAGATGCTAGAAAAAGCTGCTAAGGTAAGAACCGAAAGCTCTAGTGCAAATCCTTCTAGATCTGTAATTTCTACTCTTGGGGTCGATGCTGCAAGAAAAGATGATGAACTAAATATTGAAAAATATTGGCTTAACTCTGAATTAGATAGAATAACTGCAGATCCAATGATGAATACATTGGTCGACATGGCTGATCCAAATCACAATATCTTTAGTGCTCATCCACCATTTAACTTAGTAATATTTTATGGAATAGAAGAAAGTGGAATAACAAATTCTTCTATTGTTACTTATGATTCTAGCAATGAAATTAATAGACAATTAAATTCAGATAGAATTATGGCAACAGATACCAATGAAAGAAAAACTTTCACCAGTATAAATAGTCCTATGAGAATTGTTTTACAAAATGTAAACTTAGTTGCCATGTCCACATCATACACAAGTGGAGGTCAGCCATTGGTTGAAAATTACCAATTTATTGCAAGAGACTTCTATTTTACAAGTGCAAAAATTGGAGACAAGCCCCTCGCCCAGCAGAGAGCAACAGTGCCTAGCAACTCTGAATCAGAGCAAGCTAAATCTAGTGGTAAAGCTACCACTAAGACTGAAACAATTACGACTGGAACCAAAAGCGCTTCTCGCATTGCTTCTGAGTTATAATAAAATATTATTTATTTTGTTTATGTTTTAAATTATGATATATTGTATATTGACAAGTCCATGCGCAAAAGGAGTAACTAATGTCAAATGAAAAAAAGGTAGTTATCACTACAGATGAGGCTACGAGAGATGAATACGGTTTTGATGATTACAAGATCATGTCTACTGAAGATGCAGATCAAGAGTATGTAGGCGAAAATGTAACAGAAGAATCTAATGACGATAATGCTTCGATGAAAGTCGAAGACTTAGATGATAATGAAGAGATATGGGAAGGCGGACCCAATGCTGGTCAGATCAAGAATTGGAAAAGCCTTCATGGAGATGTATACGTAACTTCAATCACATATGATAAACATATTGTATGGAGAACTCTTACAAGAAATGAATACAAGCAGCTAGTAAAAAAGATGGAGCAGCTTGTTCAAGCTGGTCAGCTTTCTTCAGCAGAAGCCAACCTTTGGAACGAAGAAGCCATTACCGAAATATGCTTGTTATTCCCAGCCTATGACAGAATGGCTCTCTCAAATGAAATGGCAGGTTTGCCATCTCTTCTTTCTCAAGAAATCTTAGAAGCATCAGGCTTCGTTGCTCTTGAGGTTCGTCAGTTATAAATGATAGATCCTGAAGTTCTCATAGAACTTAAGCAGAAGTATGGTCCCCTTTTTGCAATTAGCATTAAGGGGATCGACCTGCTTTTCAGGGAGCTAACATTTAAAGAGTTCGATGACATAATAAAAATTCAAGATGGTGGATATTTTTCTTCAGCGGATTCAGAAGATAAAATTTTAGAGGCAACTCTTGTTTACCCAGATCTAAAAGCTCTTGATAGAATTCCAGCTGGCGCAGTATCAAGTCTTTCTCAAGAAATATTAGATGCATCTGGCTTTGCCTCAGCTAAAACAGCTAAAAGAATCTTAGACGAAAAAAGATCTAATGCTGGCGAAGTAAGAACTTTAATGAAAGCTTTTGTTCTAGCTACTATACATTCATACTCTCCAGAAGATCTGGATAATATGACTTTTTCTCAGTTAGCAGATAAAGTCGCTTTAGCAGAAAAAATTATAGAAGTAACTCAGACAATGAATGGAATCCAGCCATCAGATATGAGGCTTGATCTGATAGATCCAGAAGAAGAAGCTGAAAGAGAAAAACAAAAAGCAGCAAATTACAATTCTTTAAAGAAACAAGGCGAAGCTGTTTACGAAGATCCTGTGGCGAAAAAATTATGGGGATCAATTTAATCAGGAGGATTAAATGTTTAGGGACAAAGGACCTATTCAAAATATAGGATACGGCGTCTCATCAAGAGACATGCCTTCCAAAGAAGGGGAAACAGAAACTCCTAGTCCTAATTCTGGTTATATAGCAAAAGCTTTAGATCAACACCCAATAATGAGATTCTTGGGAGCAGCAGCAACTACGATGGTTGCTACTACAATAGCCTCAAGAGTATCAAGAGGGGCTGGACTTAGACTTGGTCAATCTCTGCAGTCAGCTTCAGATAAAGCTGTAGGGGCAGGAAGAACTAATGCCACTTCAACAAGGCTTGTTAAATCTGTTAGGGATCTACGTGAAGCTTTTGATGAGCTAGGTGGGGTATCTAGAACTATAGATGGCGTTGATGACCCGTATTCAAAAGTAGTTCATGAAGTAGATGGAAAACTTACTACTGGTTATGACCCTAAGCTTTCTGGAAGATACTTTAGAAGACCAATAAGCGCAGATGGCAGAAGAACAACTGCCAGGGGAAGAACTTCTGAGTCAGCTGAAGTATGGACGCTCAGAGATGACATACAGACCAGAATGGTTAGTCTAGCAAGAAGACTACCATACGAACTTCCAGCAATGTATGCTACTCAGAGGGCTGTAATAGATCCTTTATTTGGCGAAGATCAAGACAAACCAAGACTTAAGTGGTACAACCCAGCAGACGTAATAACAGATTTTGTTAAGCAGTCAACAATAAACCTAACAACAATGATGCTGCCCTTTGAGGCAATAGGTGCTGCTGGTGCTGCTGGTAGAAGTTCTTTAACGACTTTTGCTGCTTCAATGGAAGACCTCAGGGCTCTATCCCCACTGCAAAGAAAAGCTGCAAATACAGCAATTGATCTAAAGTCCCTACTTGCAGAAGTTGGACAAGATATATCCAACATAACAGGTAAGGCACTAAAGCTATCCTCACAAACATCTGGAGCTTTTGCTGCTGGTATTGGAGAAGTAAAAAATTCACAACCAGAATTTGTTCAAGCTCTAAAGGCAGCTAGACATGGTGCTTCAGTAGCAGCTCAAGAAGCATATAATAAAAATCCAAAAAATAGACTAAAAATTCATACAGCAAGAGCTAAAGGTTTTTTTACTGGAGAATCAGATGATGGACTTGGCATTCTCGATACAATGCCAGGTTTTAAGGGTTTTAGATCTGGATCAGTAGTAGCAAAAAATCAATTTAAAGCTCTAGGAGTTGCTCATGATGTTGTATCTGGCAGGCTTTCGGAACAGGCTGCACTTGGTCAAATAGTTCAAAAGTTTGGATATTCTTCTAGAGGGGCCCTTGATGACGCTTTATCTAATAACGCTCTAAATTTAAAACTTAGAGGGTTAGATGCTACTAGCGCAGAAAGCCTTTTGCAAAAGTCTATTAATGCTGTTCAATCACAACATTCAAGTAAGTTAAGCAAGCTTGCACAAAGTTACCACACTCTAGGTAGGGGTGGCCCAGGGGACTTAACAACTGGAGGCTATTCAAATGAAGCCTTTAGGGGAAGCGATTTTTACAAAGGCCAATTAGAGGATGAATATAAAAATCAATTAGCTAGACATTTAATTAAAGAAAAAGGAGTAAACGAAACTCTTGCGGATAGATTTGTTGCCAACATAAGCATCAATACACTGCCTTCAAGAAGAAATGTTTCTAATATCACGAATAGAATAACACTAGGTAGAAAATCTACATTCACCGATGATGCAGTAGATGGCGGAGATTCAGCTTCTAGTTTCTTTGATGATATTTTAGAAAAGTTTAGAACTGTTAAGGGTGGAAGAGATTTTCAAGAAGCATTAGGAAGCCGGAAATGCTTTAGCTGACTCTATAAGAGAAATAGATTCTATGTTTCTTAGTGAGGAGTTTAGAAAGAGCCTAACGCAGAAAATAGCATCTAATTGGAATCAAGTTAGATCTAGCTATTTACCCCAAGCTGCATCTCAAACCTTAAAACCATCTAAGCAAAATTATCTTGATTTTATTGGAAATATTTCTGAAGGAAAACAATCTTTTCTTACTAGAAAAACTGCACAAACTCTTGGGATCAAATTAACTGACTCAACCGGTAAGTCAATATCAACAAGCGTACTAAGATCCGACATCGCCAAAAAAGGAATAGACCCAACTGACTTTGGGTACATGAGAGATTTTCTTCTCAATCAAAGAAAATTGTCAACAGGATTCTTTGGTGGTCAATCTAATATTCTTGGACTAAGGCCAGTATTAGTTGATGATGCTCTTGAAAGAGGAGTTTTTAAATATCTTCCAGAAGAGCAACAAGCTTCAATTAGACAAATAGCTTCTGCTCAAGCAGCATTTGATCCAGTAACTGGGGGTCTTGGTTCGGCCACTCAAACAATGGGTCAAAGTGCAATTAGAGGAATGTATAAAACTAGGTCTGGAGAAATACTAGATTTTACGCAAGTTGCCAATGTTTTAACTAGGGCAAAAGATTTTATAGCTTCTGATTTTAAAATACCTATTGTTGGATTTAACCCAGCTGACATGCTAGGTGCGAGATCTCTTGCTGATGCAAGAAATTCTCCAATGCTGCAGTATGTAAGCTCAAGATCAGTTCAGCCATTTGTCCCTCAGGGCCAATCTAGGCCAGACTTTTTTCTCTTAAATAAGAACAAAGGAACAAGAGGAACTCTTACAGAATTTGGTGGAGCTTTTGGTGATAGAAGAATAAAAGACTTAGCTGGTCTTTATAGGCCAATTCCTTCTTCTAGTACGGAAATATTTAGCCGTGAAGCTAGAAATGCAACAGGGATGACTGGTGAAAGAGTTGATGAAGTCGGTGGTCAAGTAAGCAAATTTTCTAGGTTTAAAAAAGCATTTGATATAGATGCGGAACAACCTAACTCTTTATTTAGGCTTGGTAGAAGATTTAGAGATAGAGCTTCTGACATTAACAATAATAGAGTAATTTCACAAATTATTTCTTCTCAAGATCAAAGTCTTTCTTATGGTAGAGGAGCTAAACAGTCAAAACTTACTCTTGATAAAAATTCTTTAAATATTACTGACGAACTTGGAAATGTAAAATATAACCAATCTGAGGTATTAAAAGCTGTTGAATCATTTAGAAAAAATACATTCAAGTTTAATATAAATCAAAAGATAATGAAAAAACTTGAAGATGATGTACCTGGTTTATTTACATCAGCTGGAGTAAAAGCAAGTTCTATAGCTAGTCGTGGAGACATTAGACAGTCAGTAAAGTCTTTGAAGCTTGATGAATCAACAACTATATCAACCTTAAATCGTCAAGGTGTTGACACAAAAGGGCTTCAAGGATCTTTTTCTAGAATTGAAAAATATCTTGACTCAGATGTAACTAATATTGATCAAGCAAAAAATGAGATATTTAGATACATAGCTCAAAAAAATGAAATGCTAAGACAGGTAGCGCCTGCAGCATCTAAAACAACTCATGGCACTGAAGACATATTCACTCAAATATCTAAAATTACTAGGCAGTTGCAATCAGAGGGTAAAATAGGTATAGACGCTGCAGTTGAAGCAAGAGCTTATGGTATATCTACCTTGTTCAACTTTTCTGCATTTACAAGCTTTGCTGGAGAGAAAACAGCAACACAGAATGCAGCTAGCGCATTAAGAAAGGTGCTAAACCTTTCTGAGAATAATGAAGAAATAAGATCATTATTTAATGTATTCAATAAGGGTCAAGTGTCTATGGTTGATACTTCGATTAGAAGACCTCTTTCAAGAGCTCTTCCATCTTTAAGTAGTAAGTTTGGAACTGCACCTTATGAACTAAATGACATGTCAGTTAACCTTTTGGGTTCTGGGCAAAAGTACACAATGCTTCCAACTTTTGGAACAGTCTTTTCAAGAGATCCACTTGGAGCAACAAAAAGTGCATTAGGATTTGGAACCTACAAGAATCCAGAAACCTTCTCAAGTGGTTCTATTCCAATGTCTCATATGTTTGGAAGGCTTAATAAGTATTTCGGAACATTCGGCATGCAACTCGACCAAAGCAAATATGGTGGTCCAGTAGATCTTTACATGCGTGGAATGATTGGAAAAAGAGCTCTTCCAATTACTGCTGTTGGAGCAACGGCATTAGCTGTAGATAGAACTATAGGTGGAGCAGTAAACGAAAGAGATGAAAAAGGCAACAGGGTTTACTCTCCGTTCTTCACCACAAAGGCTGCTAGAATCGCCGTAGAGGGCCAATCAATCGGTGCAGGCCTAATACCAGGGGGAATGTCGTACGAAGAGAAAAAAGAGCAATTACTTGAAGGCGAAGTTCCAATTAGACAAGGAAGATATTGGCCACTTGGAACTACTCCATTTCAGGGTGGAAAAGTACTCTACTATAGACCTTCTTATTATAGAAAATTAGCCGAAGGAAGTGCATATACTCCGGAATCTGCATTTGAAAGTCCGATAGAAAAACTGGCTTTTGGTTATGACTTTTCTCCACTTAGACCTCTTGATCCATATAGATTTGAAAGAGAAAATTATTCTGATAGACCTTATCCTGTAACTGGAGAATACTTTACTGGGCCATTTGGTCCAGCTACATCTGTTGCAAATCTTACAATAGGAAGATTATTAAAACCACAAGTTCAGATGCATGAAAGAGAAACTAATGCTGCTTTAGCTAACTATGTTCCAGCAGGAGAAAGAGGTGCATATAATGCTGCTGGGTTATTAACTTCAGGAAAAGTAACAGCGTTAAACGCTCCAGCATCACAGGGTTCCTACACATTATCAATGCAGGCGTCTGGGGGTTTTGCATATGGTGGAAATGATGACATAGGGCAAATTAACGCAAGAATGGTTGACGCAGCAGGGCCAACTGCAACTGCATCAAGAGCTGTTCTTGGTCAAATAGGCGCTTATAACCAGCAATTAAGAAGTGGAATTTCTTATGGTCCTCCAAAGGTATCAGGAATTATTCCTCCAAATATTATTCCTGTTGGTGAACCCATATCCTATGGGTCAACTCAGTTTCAAGCAAGCGAGCTAGGTTATAGACTTCAAGAAACAGCTGGTATCTATGGATTTGCATTTGGATCTCTTAGAGAGGGCCTTGGTTTTGGAAATCAAGATATGTCTCCTCAAGTATCTGTACTTCAATCAGCCTCTAAAGGGTACGGTACTACTAGAGCTTTTTGGGATTTGAACCTTGGTGGTTTAGGCGACCTTCCAACTGCTGGCGAAGGGCCAATGGGTAATATTGAAATTTCTGAAATAGTTAGAAGATTCATACCAAAAGAAAGAAATGACGTTACCTACTTAAACCCAATTAAAAATACAATGGGTCAACAATATCCTTTCCTTCCAGGCGCAGATTATTTTACTGACTTTACTAGAGGTGACCCATACACTAAGGTTCAAGAGGGTGAAATAAGACTTCCTGGAACAGGCTATGAAAGATTTAATACTTTATATGGAGATGAAACAGGAAGGTATGGTAAGGTAAATCAGTTAGACATATTAGCCGATGTTGCGCCTTATTCAACTCAATTTAGATCTTTAAATAGAACTATAAAAATGGGTGATTTATCTCCGGCAGAAAGAATAAAAGTTGACGAGATAAGAGGACAGGTAGAAGACACAACTACCAAGTATCAATTCAGTCCTTATAAGTATAAGGGTACAACTCCAGAAGAAATGGGGATGAATCCCGCTCTACACACTCTAAGTAGAGCTGGCGAATATCTAGCTCATAGAGATACTTTTTTTAATACTAAATTTTTACAAAAAAGAACTGCAGTAGAAGATTGGGAGAGAAAAAATGTTTATGGAGCAACTTTCCCAGAATGGCAAAGGCCATATGAAAGTTTTATAGAACCACTATTGAATAGAGCTTCTCAAAGAGATCCAATTACCGCTACGTTGGCCACTGCTGCTGCAGGATCTTTTTTTGGTAGAACTGCACCAGGAAAAACTGTTGGATCAATCGTTGGTGGAATGGCTGGTTTTGCAGCATCAGCAAAAGGTAATATAACTGAAGCGTTGACTGGTCAAAGAGTAATGCCAGAAGCAAGAGTGAAAGAAATAGCCCTAGAAGAATATATTGACATATTAGGGTATGTTAAAAATACAAGTTTGGCCTCAAAGTACCAAGCATCGGGAGACTCAGCTTCTGCTGCTACGTTTCAGTCTGCAGCAAAAAGAACAATGTATGGTGCTAGTTTAGAAAATTTTTCTGTTGAAAATATATCATTAGCTGTTCCAAAAAGAAAAAGAGAACACTTTAAAGCAATGGTTCAAGAAACTGATCCAGAGCAAAGAGACAGAATACTTTCTACAGCAGGAAGATTAGAGAGAAGAATCTATCAAACTGCATGGGGTATGAAGGTAGAAGAAAAACCAGATTTAGCTGAATATTTTAGTAGGCATGAACTTCCAGATCAACATTGGGAAGGCTGGCATCCAAATACTAATTTAGAACATGTTAAAATTAAAATGGGTCAGCAGATGGGTCTTGAAATGTCACAAATGGGTTACTATCCACAACAGATAAAAGAAGCTGATCTTACTAATCCTTCATATCCATCATTTCTTCAAAACACAAAAGAAGAAGATGTTGGAGCAGAATTAAGAGCAATGATGTCAAGAATGGGTGTTTCAGGAAGCGTGAACGCAAATAGAAATCCATACGGATCAAGCGAAGTAAATATCTTTTCAAACCTTAGGTTAGTATAATATGTTTGATTTTCTTAAAGGGCAAAGAGCAAATACTAATGTGTCTCTTAACTCATTGCCAGACACCACTTACAATCCAGTTAACCTAGCTATGCATCAGCGAGCTCTAAATGGAACGATGTATGGTCTAGGTGGAATTGTAAAAGCAGATGTTATTGATGGTGTTGTTAAGTTTGTTTACGCTAGAACAGGTGAAGCTTTTTCTACAGTAAGAGAAGCTTTTAATAAAGCCAGTACAGATGGGGTTACGACTTTTACAAGGTTAACCGGAAGGCTTGAAGACTCATCATTAAATATGAGGGGTCTTGGTGGAATGGAACAAAGGCTTATTGATATAAAGAAAAAGCTCAAAACTCTACCAGAAAATGTATTAACAGGTCTTGGAATATCTGATCCATCTAAATTATATTTTGAGATTGGAACATTCAGATCCGTACAGGGTGATACACAAATGGCTAATAAAATTAGAGAAGGTGTCGTAGTTCCAGATGGTAGTGAATTTAACTTATTAAAAGTTCTTGTTGGAGATCCAGGCAGAGGTGCTGCATTGTCCTTTCAGCAAATATCTGAATTGTTTAGTTTAACATCTGATGATGTTGGCGGAATATTTGGTAGAGAAGAGTTAATTAATTCTCTTTTAACTGGAAACACTGGTACATTATTTTCTAAAGTTGGAAAAAGAATTAGAGGAGCAATAGGTCTTAGAGATGTTTCTTTAGCTGGAGACAACTTAAAAGAAATGTTGCAGTTAGCTGGAATAGGAGGCGATACTTTAAATGAAACAAATGTAAAAGTGTTTAATATTTCCGAAGATCTTTCTCAAATTACTAAAAATTACGAAACTTTAGTAAGCGATCCTAATTTTGTTAAGATGAATAAATTAGCATTTATTAGTGACCCTACTGGGATATCTGCTAGAAAAAGAGTAAATATATCAGAGTTTTTAATGCAGGGATTAGACGAAGAACAAAAAGCTTTTTATGGTGGGGTTGTTAATTTTGAAGATTTAACCGAAACACTAAAAGCAACAAGTTTTTTAGATGAAGAAGGAAAAGTTACCGCTAGAGGTTCCTCCGCTCTTCAGTCAATATTAGATGGTGTGGATTCTAGTAGCAAAGAAGTTAGAGATGTAAAAAGCCTTTTAAAATCCGCTTTTGAATCTCAGTATGATGGAACTTCAGTTATAAATTCAAAAGTTTTTAATGCAATGAGAAGCCAGATGCAATCAGAGCTAACTGCACTTGAAGCAGGAGCTAGATCTGGCAAAAGTAGTCCTCAAATAGAATCTAGAATCATAGAATTAAGATCACAACTTCAAAATATGACTCCAGATAATTTTCAAGCAATAACTAGCAGAATATTTTTTCAACAAGGCAATCTTCCAAAAATGGTTAAAGCAGTTGTTGATCAAGCTACACTCAGGGGGCCACTGAGTAAATATGCATTAATTACTACTGATGTAGCAATGAAGCGTGAAACCGCAATTATGCGGACAAACAAGTTCTATAAATTTAGTTCTTCAGGGAACTCCAGGCTCAAATGTTTATTATGATCCACTTGCTCCAGCGTTTCATGGAAACGTTTTTAATAACGAAGCTACTCGTGAGGCCCAAGATAGAAGAACCGCAAGAGTAATAAGCTCTCTTCAATCTGCATTAGAAACTGGAGAAGTTAATCCCACTCTAAGAAGACAGATATTTGAAGGGGCTGAAAAAAATATAGCAGACCTTCCAGCGGCAAAAAGATCAAGTGCTGAAAGAAATAGGCTATACATGAGGCAATTAAGAGATGCTATTGAAAGTGGCGTAGACATAAGAAACATGCCTAATTTGTTTAACTATCTTCTTAAAGAAGTTCAATCAAATCTATATAGAGAAGTAGATGGATTTTTTCAGCCAGCACTAGAAGATGCATATAGAGTAGCTATTGACACTGAAACGTCTTTCTATTCAGGAAGAAAAAGTGCAGATACAGTTGGTCCAATATTAGGTTCCGGAAGAAGGGCTATTAAACTTCGGTGAACAAAAAGGGCAAGAAATAGATGCTGTTGAATTTCAAATGCAAGGTCATAAAATGTTGTTTGCTGGAAACGCAGCATTTGCATTTAAACAATCCCTTGGTGGATTTGACTTAGACGACGAAGGCATAGTTATGCCTAGAGTATTTAAGGATGCTAGCGGAACTGAAAGGCTAAGTACATTTATATTCCGTCAACCAACTGGACCAGCAGAATTTATTTTTGCAATGCCAAGGTTTGGTTCTTCTGATACGATTAAAATGTTTTTAGAAAAAAACGATGCTCTTATGGAGCAGTTAGATTCAGTAAAAAATCAAGATCAATTTTTTGAATTAATTCACCGATCATTGACAGCTAAAGGTGCCGATAAAAGAAATATAGATAGAGCACTAGCTGAATTAGCTGAGTCTGACTTAGTTGATCGACCAGACAAAGCTGGCTCAATAGAGGGTGCAATTTTAGATTTAATGTCTAAAGCTGAAGAAAAAGGTTCATATAAAAAACAATTTATTAATTATGATGACCAAATTATGGAAATGCTAAGAAGGGAAGGAAAAGGAGTAGCTTCTCCCCTTCAGCTAACAAGAGAAAAGGTAGAAGAATTAATATCAAAAGGAACTAGTTTAGTTGATGAACAATTTTTAGTCAATCAATATAACTATGGATCTATATTGAGAGTTTTTAAAGAATCAGGAAAATTTGATTTTCTTCCCGAAACGCAATCAGAACTAAGAAACTTTTTTAAAAATCAAACAGGAGAAGAATACACCCAACAACAAATAGGAGAGTTCTTAAGTAGATCAAAAGGTCGAAAAGCAAGAAAGCTTCAAGCTATTATTGAATCAGATTATCAAAGAAGAGCGATAGAAGCTCTTTCTAAAAAAGAATATATTGGTCAGTACATTAATAAAATGTTAATAGCAACAGCTTCATCTGATCAAGAACAGAACATTGTTGATGCGCTAAGAGCTAAAGGCCTAGGACCTAAAGTTGATGACATATTATCTAAAACAACGGCAGCAATAATTTCTCCATCTGATGCAGTTGACATTATAAATAATCTTTCTGGAGATCAATTTCTTCTTGGAGAAGCAGAAGCAACACATAATCAATACAAAGTTCTCAAAGAGCTTATGGACAACAATGGACCAGAAGCAACTCTTGCAGTAGAAAGAATCCTTAAGCAACAAGGTTATGACGATGGAAAGATGCTTTCGCAAAATGTTGCTGACGCAGCAATACAAGCTAGGTTTGATAAGATAGGAAGGCTTAGAGCAGTGGCGCTTGAAGCTGGAATGTCTGGAGATTTACTTGCTGGAATAGATCCAGAATTTATTAAGGCAAGACTTAAAGGTAGAGACACTTTAAATATGGCGGTTGAGTACTTAGAAAAAGGGTTTAGGGAACAGGCAGGAGATCTTCTTAATACAAACGCAGAAATGCAGAGTTATTTATCTGAAATTAATTTAGCAAAAAAAGCAAATACTAATTCTGAGCTAAATGAACAAGTTATAAGAATAGCTGGAATGGCAGCTGATAGTCAGTTTGCTCACGCTAGTGCCATGGCTAGAATTGGAAAAAATAACAAAGAGGCTATCGATGCAGTATCTGATAGCATATATGCAAGAAGAACAACTCAATATCTTGGGGAAATTAATACCTCTCGAGAAGCTAGTACGTTAGCAGAAAATATACTTAATGAATATTCAAGATTAACTGCTGAAAGTGAAGATGTTTTATCAAACATATCAGCTAAAACTGGGGCTGAATCAGAAACTTTTATTTATGAGGCTCTATTAAAGAAGCAACAAATAGGAGAGCAGCTAAGGTCTATGATTTATGCTGGCGCACAAGGAGCTCAAAATACTACAGTTCAAGACATATTGGATAATATGGAGAGACTTTCTAATACATCTAGACATAGAGGTGTAAGTGGTTATGGGGACTTACTAACTGCAACTGGAGATGAAAACGACCTTAAGAAGTTAGTATCCGCAGCTAAGAATGCAAGAGAATTAAAGTTTTTAAAAAGACAAGAAAACATAGAATCTTTAGCAAATCAACTTGACGACCTGATGTCTCAAGCTGCTATGGGCTCAGATGATAGAGCATACCTCTTAAAGCTGTCAAGAGATGTTCTAGAGTCACACGTAGGGATGGGTGCATCAAGAGTTTCTGACGATCTTAGACTTGCAGCAGCGTTTATTGCTAAATCTGAACCAGAAACTGGACTAGCTAAGATGGGTCTAGACGAAGATACTTTACTTATTTCTAGAAGAATATTACAATTTTCTAATGCAAGAAGAAGTCTTAAAGATACCGGGATGGAAGATATCTTATCTTACTCTGGAACTGGAACAGCAGCCGACTTGGCTCCAACACCCATAGATGAAGATGTTAGGTCTAGAATTTTGTCTGGAGTAACTGAATCTGATCAAGAGGATGATCTAACTAATTTAGCTCAAGCAAATCGTGGAAAATATAAAAGGTTGACAGACTCATGGAGAGATGGAAAACTTGGTGAGGCATTTGATAATCCAATAATTAAAAAATCAGCTTATGCTGCAGTTGGATTAATCGCAGCTAGTTTCATCTACGCTGGTTCAAAAGATAGAGGCGAACAAGAAATTTCAGGTCCACCACTTTTACCTGGTGGATCAGCATATGAAACTCTTCCTCAAAGAACCCCTCAGATACCAGATACTTCTATGTTCTCGGGTTATAAACCAGGAGTTGGATATTCAGTTCACATTGAAGGTTCAAGAAATCAAATAGAAGCTTTTGGTAGTAGTGCAAGATCTGTTGCTAAAGGGCCAATTAACAGTACTATGTCTAGAGGACTCCCTCAACTAGGTAGAGATCCCTACTCAGAAGTAGCTAGCTCTTTTTAGGTGTTGATATGATTCTTGGTGCAGACAATCAAAATAAAAATTTAAGAATAGCATCAAATATTAAGTCGAATCCAAACACAAAAACAAGAACAGCAAATCATTACTCCGCTTCTATCTCAACTTCTAAGACATCAGAATTTTCTAGTTCCGCAAGAACACAAAGAACTACAGCTCATCAATCTAGAAGTAAATTAAATGATGGCAACCCAGATCCAATTAGAGGGTCTATGGAGGGTCTTGACACTGGCAAGTCAGCTTATATTCAGGCAGACAATAGAGGGTATGATGCAACTCAGCTCCAAACGGCTAGATATAAATCTAAAGATCAAAATTTTAGCACTCAAAAAGGTGCTAGTTTTCTTTTTACAAATAAACAAAATCAAGGTATAATTAGTAATTATACAAATGAAACTATGGCTGGCAGCTCCAGTGATAGACTAAATCAATCTCTTCGTATTAATGGAATGTTTTAATTATGGCCGATCAGGTATTAAATACAGAAGTAACCGAGTACATGAAGGGCCTTACACAAGCTAAGGTTCAAGAAATAATAGCTGATATTCAAGATCTTTTTGAAAACTATTATCAGCCTGGTTTTCAAGCTTTAAAAACAGCAGTAAATGCTGATGATAACACAGAGTGGAAAAACGCCTTTAAACAAACTCTTAACAGATCAAATAGCCAATTCTTTGAACTCTCTTCTGAAATAAATACTACCACTAGTCTTGAGGAAGGAGTACCATATCTTCCTCTTAAAACATCAGCAAGGGCATCAACTCAAACAAGAGATAAAATTAAAAATATATATAAAACATATTTTAAACCAATAAAAGACGCTGGAAAAGGCAACGAAAGAACTAATCCAAGAAATAGTAAAAAAATTACTGGACCAGAATATCCAGTAATGAGCGCTGGAATTCTATCTTTTGGCAAAGAGGTGTACCCACAATCTATGGCACCTCCGCCCAATAGAAGAAATTATTACCAAAATCTTTCAACTTTAGACGCCTACTCAGCTAAAGCTCAAACTGATTATTTATTCAGATACCTTTTTGATAAAGAATCATTTAACGAGCCAGATGTAGAAACGTACATTGCTAATTATAGAAGTAGATTTTCAGATATTGATGGAATAATTGATCCAGGAAGTGTGCTTACAGAAATTAACGATATCGGCATTATTGTTAATAGACTATACTATTCAACTATTGCTGGCTTTGCTGCAGCACTGAGGGCAATAAAAGAAAAGCTAGAAAATTTTTCTGCAATAGAAAAAAACTTTAAATCTACTCCAGAAAATTCTATAACAGAAGGCGCTAATACAACTTTTCTTGAGGAGCAACTAAATACAGTCTTATTAAAGTGGAGTATTACTTTTGACCTTGATAGTTATATTAGAACTAAACTTCCAGAAAGTGTATTTGCGGTTGATGACCAAGGTAATTATAAAAATTCCTCAAAAATAGAATCAATTAAAAAAGGTTTTTATAACTTATTTATTCCATCTGGTGCAGCGAGTATCCCAACTAATGAAAAATATGGAAAAAACATATGGGACAAAATACGTACTAGTGGACTGTTAGATCTTGCAGTCAGTGCTGGCTCAATAGCAGAGTTCGCCCAAAAAAGATTTTCAGTAGGAGAAGGTTTACTTGACCCAGTAACAGGAAGTGCTAAGAATGCCCTTGATCCAGCAAGGGATACAATGTGGCTCAATGACCTTTCTAGAGTTATGACGACTCTAACCAGAGACCCTATTACTCTTTCTATAATACAAAACTATTTTCCAAATTTAGTTACATTATTTTTTAATGCTACTGCAGCTGCAGCAGATTATTCCGGTGGAAGTTCAGATGATCCATTAAATAACGTAGAAGCATTAGCTAAGTCGCTAATTGATTCTTTTGGTTTAGATAAAGATGGCAATCCAGTTTTTGAAGCTGCATGGGATTTTATTAACACTGGACAAAGGATTCAAGAAGCTCTTAAGCAGTTTCCGTTCAGGGAAAATATTACACCTAAAACACCAGATCTATTCCATTTAAGACTTGGAGCGTCAAACTTTTATGTTCCTCCAGTTGCTATATCTATTAATTCTCAGTTTAAAACCGGAAGCCTTACTGGTGGGGCTATTAGACAAAAAAGTTCCCCAAAGTTCAATGCTGGATATAAAGAAACTTCAATAAATCTTAAATTATTTTTTCCTAATTACGAAGAAATATGGGGCATATCAATAGATGGAATTAGAGATGTAACTATTGATAAAGATTTTAAAATTGACTTTAAGCAAGCAGGAAATGAAGAACAGATAGATAAATTCCTTTCTTCATTAAGAGGTCTTGTAGCAGCATTTAAGTATGCTCCAATACTTCCAATTAAAAATGTATACTTAAATTCTGTTCATGGAATAACTGGAGTAGCCCTTTCTTCAATGAGCATCTCAACTATTCCTAACTATCCATTTGCTTTGGTGGTAGATCTAGAGCTTCTTAGTTTTAACCATAAACCATTCCTTCCAATGATTAAAGATTTTAATCAAGCTATCCACTGGGGTAAGTTTAGGCACTACATGGGCAAAGCCGCTGGAAGTCTACATAGTTATATAAATGAGTCATTCTTTCTTGGTAAGGAAGAAATTGAATCTATAACAAACCTTCCTGGCGATAGGGCTGACGAACTGATACAGCTTAGAGAAAAAGCTGGAGAAGATTACGGAAATATTGTTGAGCCAGATCTTCTAAGGGACCCCTTTAAGAATGATATATTTAATACAAATATCATAAAAGAATGGCGCAATGGAAATAATATAAGTTTATATATTCCAGAAAGAACGCAAACAAAAATATTTACTCCAGATACATCTTCATTTAGAGGTGAAGAGGAAAAACTTTTAGAAGATACAGGTGCTTCATTTTGGGAAAGCACTCTTAAGTCTATAGGTATTGATATAAATGAGTCAGGATCATATGGAAGAAGTCTTGATTCGGTAGTTCAAACTTCAATAGAGGGATCAATAAGCCCTTCTGCTAGAAGAATAGTTCTAGAGAGCATTGACATAATTCTTGCTGGAAAAAATAGAAAAGAATTTAATGAGAAAGCTTATGATTTTTACGCAAAATCTTTTGTATTTCAAAATAAAAATTTACTTAATCAAGCTGAGATAAATTACATTCTAGCTAAACCTGGTAGCCTTCCATCTGGTGACTACACGTCAAATAGTGTAAATTACTATTACAATGGTAAACCGCTTGAAAAAAAGAATTCAAGTGGTTTTTCCGATAACTATTCTTTAAAAAAGATCAGAGATTTATTTGAAGAATCATCTACTGGAGTAGCAGCATTCTTAAAAAATCTTTCCCTGCGAGATGCTCAAGAAAAAGCATCGACAACTGGTAAGAAAATGGAAGACTTTGAGGAACAATCCAAAGAAGATATTGCTAGAGCATTTAACGTTTTATTCTATAATAGGTATTTTAAGAGTGGTCCTATTCAAAAATTAATGGATGCTAAAAGATTAGCATCTGCTAACTATCAATTTAATGAATGGGAAGTTCCCATGATGAGAGTAGATCTAGATCCAAAAGCAGTAATAGTCAATGGGGTCTCTTTAACTCTAGGGAACAATCTAGCAAAAATGCAACTTCAAATGCAAGATGAGCCAACATATCAGCATATAGGTGGTAAAGATACTTATATGAATATCTCTATGACTGTATTTGGAGAAAAAGAATTAATAAAATTAAGAAAAGTTTTTGAACACATTAACGGCCTTGCAAGATTAGAACATTCAACTGGCGTAATAGGATTCATGGGCATTAAGAATATAATTGCTGGTTTAGCTGGCATGAAGTATGTAATGCCGCTAACGTATCAAGTTGACACTATTCCTAACTATCCTCACGTTTATGACGTAAGAGTTTCTTTTGTAGACTTTGATATATTTCAACAGCAAAAAGAAAAGCTTTCGTCTAAGCAACAAGCTGATATGGTTAAAACATTTGGCACAAAGAAAAATCCATTCCTTCGCATAAAACAGTTATGGGGATCATTTAATGCCTATCCAGATTTTCCATTAATGGTTAAGAATTCAGATGGAGAAACTGTTGGAACTTTAGATCCTGATTATTATTTTAGATCTTTTGAGATGTTTGATGATGATGTTATTTACCATCTTCAAAGTGAAGAAAAAAAATTAGAGAACTTTACTGTTTCTCCAAAAGGATTAGATTCTCAATCAACAAAAAGTAATCAAGCTAGAAATAATAAAATAATTAATGATATTAAAGATTTAATTATCAACAATGATACTGCAGCTTTAAAAAATTATTTTAATGAACGACAAATTACCCTAATGGAAGCATCTGCCTATGTAGAAGCAGCTGTGAGAGAATTTCTTAAGGGTCAGAAATCAAATCTTCTTTCTGACTTTATTGAGGAATATCCAGAGGTAGACGGTGAAGCTGTTAAGCTTTCTGTAGAAAGAACTGTTGGCTCAGAAGGAATAAAGTATCAGACCAAAGTTGGAGATATTAAATACTCAGCAGATAATGCAATTGGAGAAATACAAAAACTTCTTGGTTCAACGCAAAGCTCTAGTTCTAACGAAGAGTTTCTGAGCATTAACACTGAAGAGTTGGATATTCATCACACTATAACACTAATACCTGCATCAGAAAGTGTTTCGGACGATAAGCTGCCAGCAATACTTTATCATGCAAACGGTTACCATCTTGGTTATGTCGGAAAATATGACAATAGGTTCTACTTCACTTCTGATGGAGTTCAATTAACTAAGGGAAATTCTAGCGATTCAAATGATGGCAAAATAGAGTATACGCCAGTATCTATACCTTTTGGTGATACAGATAGTCCATCAAAGTCATATGCTGCAAGAGACTCAAATGGAAAAGAAATGGGCGCAGCTCACATAACTTCATTAGGTGGAACTGGTTCCAACTTAGCTAGAACTCATGACCCATACACTAAGAGTGATCCAAACACATCAGAGGTAACATCCGCCAGTAGCACTGAAGGATCAGTAGCAAAACACTGGGAAAGAATGTTGATTGACACTAAGTATCGTGATATATCTGGTCGAATGATTAGAGCGTTTCCAACATACATGTTATGGCTTATTGATGAGGGCGGTTTTGTATCTGGCGTAAAAGTATTTGATAATTTTTATGGCCTACAATCAGTAATAGACTTTTCAATTGTTCAATCTGAAGATATTCTTGGAGATACTCTAATGCTCAGAGTATCAAATATGTACTCTAAATTAACCACAGCTGAATCAAGTGCTATTTTTAGAGTAGACGAAGAATATAATGACCAGCCAACTAATGCAGTAGAGGGCATAGAGTCAGTACTTGATAGGGTTCTTAATAGAGCAAGATTTGCAGCTGCACATATGCAGAATGATTATATAGTAGATATTAATAACATAAGACTTAAACCTGGCGTTAGAGTCCACTTAAGAGGTGGATACGGGTCAAACCCTAATGCTTTGCAGACACTTTTTAATGGAGTTATTACTCAAGTTGAAAACGGTGAGATCGTAACAATTACTGCTCAATCTGACGCAATAGAGCTTAGCCCTATAGTTAATTCTACTAATAAAAAAGGTGATAGCGGAAAAATAGATGGTGGCATAAATACTGGATTTTGGCTTTCTGAACCAAGAGATTTAATGGTAAGACTTTTGTCAATGGGCACCTCTAGATTTAGAGAGGGTTTTGCTCACGCTACAAGAGGAAGAGTATTTTCTGAAAATAAATTTGGAATAAGACATTTTGGAACAATATTATATGAGCCACTAAACGATATAGAAAAAGCAAAAAATGAAGCTGTACTCTCCTCGGTCAACGACGCTTATATCTCTCTTGGAGAAGGATCTGGCAATATGTGGGGCGCTGGTTCTGCCCTTGGTATTTTGTCTTCTGGAACAAATGAAGGGAGCGGAACTTTTGGTCTTGGTCCAGAGATAAGACCTGTTGGAGCTTCTTTGATGACAACTTTATGGTCAAACTTTTCTGCTCAAAGAGATTTTGAAATATTTAAAAGAAATATTTATCCAGGAAATGGAACTGGAATAGCACAATTTTTAGGAGGAGACTTAGGCGATGGATGGGCTTCAGTAGCAAGTTTAACTCCAGATGAAAAAACAAATGAAAGAATAAATTATATAGGAAGAGTTAGCGACTATTCTTGGAACAAACTCACTGCTCAGTATAGTCAAAGTTACAGTCCTTCTGGAGCAGATGCCAAGTCGTTAATTGATACCAATTCATCGGCTAATCAGATTAATAATAGCAATGGTTCTGCAGACGTTGGTAGAGCTATGATAGGTGGAGCAATAGCTGCAGCTGGAATAGCAATAACAGGTGGTTTGGGTGCTCCAATCATTGGTGGAGCATTAGCATTAACTGGTTTAGGTGGAGTTCTCAGCGGAAGAGCCGGAACTCACATAATGAATACGTTAGGAATTACATCAGGAATGGACGATGACCTTCCTGGACTTGACGAAGTTTCATTTAGAGCTCAGACATATATGAGAAGCGTTTGGGATTTATTTCAAATGTGTGCAAGATTACTTCCAAACTACATTGTAGCAATAAGGCCATTTGAAGATAGATCAACTGTTTTTTATGGCAAACCGCATTGGCTTTATACTTCCGGAGTTGTTCCATTGACTACTGGGTTTCCAGTAAGATCAAAGGCCAAAGAGCTTGGAATCATTGGTCCAGCTGAGATAGATGTCGATGATTTCTTGGCAAAAACAATGGAGGCTTTAAATAGAGAATCAAGTCCATTGGCTGACGCAGCAGCATTTAGTGCTGGAAATTCATCACTTGTTTCTATACAAGATTTAATCGGTCAACAACTAAATCCAAATGCTGAAGGAAGTGTATACTTACCTTCTTCTGGAGATTCCAGTGGTAATTTTAGGGGAAAAATAATACCATTTGGATATAAGTCTACTATGGAATTTAGAGGTTCAAATGGAAACACTGTTGCTAGACTTCCTGAATCAATGGGGTATGCAACAATAGGTTATCACCTTCCGATTGGGGGAAGTTCAAGTGAAGTTGAACTAAATGAGGATCAACTTTCTAACCATAAACAGATACCTCAGCTCCCGTATAGATATAGGTTTCCTTTCTTTACAGAAAGAAAAGATAATATAAGACTGGAGGACTTTGCCTACTATGCTTTAGCCGATGAGCTTGGTACTTGGGGTAGCTATAAGTCTGACTATCAAACACTAGCTTTGGACAAGTGGTCATATAATGGCGGTGGCGGAAAAAAAATACAAACAAACTGGGTAACCTTACTTAAAAAAGAATCACAATTAATAGGCGCCAACAAAACAACAGATAGTTCTAATCTTGAAAACAGAAACAATTTAAAAATTGGCATTGCTATGGAAATGGGAAATCTTCCAATTTTCTCTGCTGATTCATCAATTTCCGGCGACGCTTATATATTCTCAGAAAGATTAAATGGACAAAGCTCTTCTAGGATGATTAGAATGCCACTTCCAGAACAGGGCGTAACTTTTGAAGCAGGGAAAGCTGCAGTAGACTATGAAATATTTAAAAATTATCAATCTGCTTCTAATGCGGCATCCCTTCAAGAGTGGACTCCTCCAGCTGAGCCTATTGAGGAGCAGTTTTACATTGCCATGCGATGGCCATATAACCCTTTATCTGGAAACGACAGTGAGCCAACAACAACAACTGTAGAACAATTTAAAACACTCTATAACATTACTGACCCTGTTGGTAATGTAAAAGACTATCAAAATAGAAAAGTAATGGTTTATAGTCCAAGTACAGGAAAAGCAGTTGTTTGTAAACCAGCTTATTTTATGTGGGGAAAAAACACCGTAAGAGCACCTGGACAAAAAGATGGTAGTCGTGATGAATTCGGAAACTCAACACGTATAGATGTAGATAACGGACGGAAAAGGAAATGAACTAATGCTTGAGAAAGAGTTTCCTCTTTCTGCAATAGTATCGCCTGATGCCGCTTATTTTCTTGGCATATTGAACTTAACTCCGATAGAATCAACCTTTTGGGCAAAAGGCACATCTTCAAAAAGCGAAGGTGAATGGGGTGACCCTGAGGATCCAGTTAAAACGGAAGATGCAATTACTGCTTTAGCTAGGGCAGGAGTAGCTCCATTTCCGGTTCCTAGAAAATGTTATTACGCATTCGTTCCAGACGACGTACCTTTAGGAGTTGTTCCAGACTTTGTTTTACCTGCCGATGAATTCATAGCAGCTGATGGAGTAACAATTGAAGAGATGGGTAATGGTCAAAAAATAGTAGGATTTGGTTTATTTACCTCAAAAAATAAAGGTAGAAAAGAAGTAGTAAAAGCAAACGGATCCAATAAATATGACCCGTCAAAAGGTTCAGATAAAGCTTTTTTTGAATTGCAATTTTCAAACAACATAGAATTATCTGATGTTCTAGATTCTGTTGGAAAACTAGAAATAGGCGGAAACATATATGGAAAAGCTGGTTCAAGCGGAACAGATGCAAAGACTTATTTTGAGTTAGTAAAAGAAGGACAGTATTCTGTTCTTGGACAAGACTCATTAAGAGAAATTCTTAAAAAAGAAAAAGAGAAAAATCTTACTATAGCAGATAGAAGATTTGCTGAAGTATATGATCCAGCAGATCAAATATCTGTTACTGCTAGACAGTATTATGATGAAGACTACGATCAAAATGTAAAGGTTATTGCAGGAAATGGCAGAACTCTTCAGCAAGCAACAGGGATATGGGATCAATTTAGATTTGGATATCACACATATACAAATGTCAAAGAATCTTTTCAAAGAGCATATGGACTAGATCCAGATTCAGAAGAGCAAATACCAAACTCTTTTTTATCTCAAGAAGATACTTCAGCTGCAGATTTTCGTAGATTTGACTCTGCAAATCCAAAAAACAAAGATGAAATGGAAACAGCAGCTGCATCCTTAAGAAGTGCCCCATTTGCAAAATATGGCTCGAGTGGAGGAACGGCTGAAGATGAGTTCTCAACCATATTTGGAGATAGCTTCTTTAAGTCACCTTACCAATTCAAAGATGAGAATGCATTAGTCAGGTCAACGGTAGATCCAGGATTTCAATCTAACTTAAGAATTGGGCTAGAACAAGCTAGAACAAACTTTATTGACGCAGGAAAAGAAAATGATGGACTAATAGATTATTTTAACGATCTAATGCTAGCTAAAGTACAAAAGTTAAGAAGTGTTATAGTTGAAGGTCTAAAGCAATCAGGAATAAAAGAAGAAGATACCGCTACATACATTCAGTCAATTACTACTCCAAAACAACTGTTCCTTTTTGTTGTAGGTGCATTTAGAAATGCAATGTGGAAAGATCCATACGCTAGAGCATGGCTTGTTCTTAAGCCTAATATGAAATTTACTTTTGACAAAGATCAGTGGGACTTTAGCCCAGTGCTAAAAATTTTTCAAGCATTTATAGATCCAAATGAAGACTATGCAAAAAAACCTGACAAGTTTAAAAAATTACTAGCAGCAAACAGGTCAGAAGGAAGTAGCAGTAGTAACTGGTTTGGTAAGGCTGCAGAAGATGTAAATGGATTTTGGGATAAAAATGTTGGCCCACTTTTTACGGCTATAGGAGATTCATTATCTGGAATCGTTAACTTATTTAGAATGTCAATGATGCAGCTTGGATATGGTCTATCTCAAGTAGGCCAAATGTCAAAACAAGCAAATATTTTAAATAAAGTTCTTAATGATTCAATTTACTACTCACTTGGAAGACCTGGCTCCTTGCTAAGAGCAGTAGACAATCCCTTTACAAGAGAATACGGCGAGCCAGTAATTGAAATTAGACAGCCATTCCAGAGAATACATTATCTAAGTTCATTTTCTCATATTCTTTCAAATGGAATAACAGAAAATATAAATGGAGTTGCCACTATGGTGACTGCTGTTTCTGATGGAAAATATCCCGTAACAGTTGCTTTAGACAAATCTGCACCACCAGAAAGACAGGTTGAAAAAACAGTTGAGACTGGACTTTATTTTGACAATGTAGTTGGGTCTGGATTATTTGGAGCACTGCATCCTATTATGCACCCGTTTGAGTTTGCTAGAGGAATATCTAAAAATGCACAAGGCACTCCAGATGAGCTTCTGGCTAAAAGAGTTGCACTATCACACCTAAGAGAATCCTTAAAGGACATCTACACTGGAGAAATTGTAATAATAGGTAATGCAGATATTAGACCTCATGACTTAGTCTACCTTGCTGATGTGTATGAAAGAATGTACGGCATGTTTGAGGTTGAACAAGTTGTTCATCACTTTACCTCAGAACTTGGATATATAACTTCAATTACACCAAATGCTTTAGTTACCGTGAATGATCCATCAAGATGGTTTATGTCATCTTGGATTGGAACATGGCTACATATGCAGTCATTAAGAAACGATACTAGAATGTACATGAGTTCTTTAGGTTCTGGAATAAATAATATGGGCCAGGTTAGCGTTGATGGACTGTCGGATTCATTGCAAACTCAAATGATTGGAGGAATGCAATATACACACGGAGCCTCAGCAATCACTAAAGATATAATGGCCCACTTTGCTTCTGAGGGCATAACTGATATTAACTCTCAGGTTAAAGGATTGGTCAGCAATCAATCTGCTTTTACTAATGGAAGCGCTAAGATAGGTGGAGTGGGTGCTATGTTTATGGGAGCTACAGCCTTAGGTGGTGCAGCACTGAAAATAGCTTCACTAGCTGTTCCTGGGGCCGGAGCACTAGTTGTAGGCGCTGCTACTGGAATAGGTGCTGGAATTGGAGGAAAGGCAGCATGGAAGGGCTGGAGCTGGATTAGAGACAATGTGCTAGATCAACACGGTTGTTATATCCAATACCTAAACAGGAACGGAAGAGCTATGGATGCCGGCCTTAATCAAAGTGGTCAAGGAATGGTAGTTGGCAGATATCATACAAAGAAGCTTCTTCCTGGAATCTTAGGAGTTTCAAGTAAGGTTAGAACAGAGCAGGGATATAGTTACATTAGAACAAACGATCTGCTAAAAAATCTTGGATGGAAAGAAAAAGAAATAAACGATTTAGTTAGGTATATAGACTTAGAGAATGCACTAGTTAACTCTCAAGTACTTAGATACTCAGGAATAGGCCCTGAAAAAGCCGGACTTAATAGATTCTTTAAAGTGATATGCAGGGTTACAGAAGTTACAGACGGTGACACTATAGACGTAGTTGATATTTTTGATTCAACTAAAACTCCATTCACAGTGCGTTTTCTTGGAATAGACACTCCTGAATTAAATGTAATTAAATCTGCTGTTTCAACAAATAATGGAATTAATTTTAAACTTCAATCATATAAAGTGGAAGACATTCCAGGCGAAGTAGTAAACAAAGCTACCTTTACAACTGTTGCTCCTCATTCCTTTGAGGTTGATGATACTGTAGTTTTTAATCAAAGTTCAGAAACCTTTCCATCTGTTAGCTCAGCTGCCAAGGTTGAATCGGTAACATCAAATACTTTTAGTATTTCAACTACCTCACCAGTTATTGGATTAACTTCAACGGATGCAGTTGCACTAAGATTACCAATCTCAGACAGCGTCAAGGAATGGTCAAAAGTTAACTATCTTTCACCTGGAGGAAAATCATTAGCCTATGTAGAGTCTGCGCTTAAAGATAAGCTAATTATTGTCAGACTATCTCCTGATAGAAAAAAAGTAACTGCATCTCTTGCAGAGGAAAATTTTGATGCAGGAAATGTTCATAACAAATCAGACTATTATGAAAAAGATATTTTTGGCAGCAGATCTCTGGGTGTTATATTTTATAAGTCTGATAAAGAAGCTGTAGAAAATATAGCTAAAGAAGTCAACTCTATATTTACTACATCTTTAAAACTATCACTATCCGATTTATTAGATAAAAAGTTAAAATTAAATTTAGCTGAACCAGTGTTTATTGAAAGATTTAAAGAAATATTTAATACCTGCGAAGAAGTCTACAATAACTTAACCGTAGGTGGCAGTGGAAATAAAGATTACTATTCCCTATATGCAAGTTCGCCGTTGCAGTCAATGACTCCAAAGTTTAGAAGATATTATAATGCTTTTTTTGCAGTTAAAGTTCTTGAATATATATATGGAAAAGTTTCAGAATGGCCAAATATAGAATGGGATGAGTTCTATAGCGATGGAACTCCAGCATCATTAAACTATGAACTTATTGTAAATAATTTAGCTAAAGTTTATACAAGAGATCTACTAGTTGAACAAAGGTCGGTAATAGATACAACTGAGATGGCAGCTCTTCCAAGTCAAATAAAAGTAGATAGGGACATGTAATATGAGCGATTTTAATTATTCAATCGAAGACTTAACAGATACATCTTCTATAGCTAGAAAAACTTCTAATAATTTTTACGGAAATCTACCTACAGGAGAACCAGTTGTTACATCGTTTTCTCAATCAGGAGATGCCTCTAGAAGCTTAACTCAAAGAGATCTTCAAAGTGTGTTAGCCGGAGATGCGTTGTATAGAAATCCAGCTTTTGCTTTGCAGTTATCAAATCAGTCCGCTCAATCTAGTATTAATGGAATATTGGGAAGCATAAGCGGGGCAGATGACAAGAACATCGTCATACAGGATCCAAATAGCAGCAACCCCAATGCAAAGTTAGTTCGGAGCTGCAGCTTTTCATCAGATAGTTGCCAAGAGCTCTTTGGGTTCAAACTCTTTACCTTATGGTTCAAGAAACTTTTTTGCTAACTTAGAAAATAATCTACAAGGTGGATCTGGTTCTCCGGCAAGTAATGATTCTAGTAATCATGAGGATTCATCCGATTATAATTTTGACCCAACAAATGGTGGACAGTCAGAGATAAGAGTATACACACTAAAAGAAGACTTATCCCAGGAAGAAGTATCTGTTTTTGAGGATAAAATTAAAGAACTAAAATCAAAAGGTATCGCTGTCAATGAATCAATTCCTTTTAAAGCAGATGCTTTTAAGAAATTAGATAAAGGAATAACTATTGGAGCAACAAATTCCGCAGGATCTGCAGGTATAGAAATAGATTCTAGTTTTAATATAGAAAGAGCAAACGGTAAACATGTGTACCCATGTGCTAATCTTATAGAATTTCTTTTATCAATAAATACAAAAATTAAATTAACTGGTGGATTTGATTTAGGTAGAGATGCAATGATAGAAGGTAGTGGCGCAATCGCAGATGGCAAGAGACTTAATGACCATTCTTCTGGAAGAGGGATAGACTGTTTTCATATTGGAAGTATTGATTCAAGCTTAATTAATTTAGAGCCAAGGAATTTAGAAAATAATAAAAAAGCTTTTACCATTTTATTAGATGCTATGTTACACTTGGACGAAAGCCTTCTTCCAGATCTCGTGGTCTTCGATGATAGGCTAGCAGATGAGTTTGGAATAGTGCAGGGTGGAAATGAGTTTACATCATCGAAAGCTGCTGGTGTAAATGGCATTATTCAAAAAAAATATAAAAATTTAAAAAAAGTAAACTTCAGTGCTAATACCGGTCACCAGAATCATATCCATATAGCTTTTTCACCAGAAAGAGCAGGAACTTATTTAGATTATACAATAGCTGATCCAGGATCTCCTTGGGACCCCACAACTCCAGTAGGCACACCCGGCTCTTCTGAACAATTAATATTTGAGCCCGAGTTGTATCAAAGTGCAATTAATCAACCAGACAAGGTAATAAAAAATAAAAATGCTCTGTATACGGCTCTTGTAGAATTTGGTAAATTTAAACCACAACAAGCAGCTCTTTTTATGGCCATAACAGAGAGAGAGTCGCATTTTCAGTCAGGTGGATTTAATGGCAAGATTACTACTGGTGATTATTCTTTTGGTTTTTGGCAAGTAAATTTTTACGGAGAAGGGGTCAGTGAGCGTCTTGATATGTTTGTTAATGTTCCAAGTATAAATAATGGAAAAATAACTTCAAAAAAAGTAAAGCTCTTACATTTAGTCTTTAAAGATCATGCATCTTTAGGAATTACTACAAAAGAACAAGCAACTGCATTAATGGAAACTATATTTAAAACTGAAGGTATAGGTGGAGGAAGAAAGTATGCTGATCCAATCCTTTTTTGGCCAGCTGTACAAGTTCAACTTTTAAAATTAATAACTGATTCATCCGGAAATCCTAATTGGAAATTCTCCCCTTGGGGAGAATATGGTGGTGGTCCAGCTTATGGGTGGATAACAAAATTAAAGTTTAAAACTGCAGTAGACTTTTATGTTAGAAATAATCCTGGAAAAACTGCAGAAGATTTAAAGTCATTTTGCAGACCATTTGTTGACAATATGAAGAAATACAGTCCTGAAGGAATAGCAGTTTATAACCAATGGTTGGATGGAGTAGTTTTCGGTGAATAATATATATCCTAAGTTTGATCAAAAGATTAGTGATCACATTACATCTTCTAGAATGCAAGAGCAAAAAACAAGAGCTGGAACGGTCACAAGTTATGATAGAATAAGTCATACTGTAACTGTAGTTTTAGAATCACACAGTTCTAACATGATAGGAAATATAGTGGACAATATACCTTGTCCATCTTTTTATCGGAATTCAAATGGTTGCTCCGGAACCAGGGGACAGATGCATAATAGGCTTTAGTGACGAAAATGAAAGATCTCCATTTATAGTTAATTTTATAAATGACTTTAGCAATGAAAGAAACGTAAACTCTTCTATTGCAAATACTGGAATACCAAGGTATATGATTTAATATGAACAATAAAAAATTATTAAATAATGCATTAACAAACAATGTAGACAATTTCAATGAAGCCCATGAGTTGTCAAAGAGATCCTCTTTTTCAAGAAGAGAGGTTGGCTTAACCCATCCTGATACAAGCGCTTTTGTTAGATTGAATGACAAGGGAGACGTAGAAATATTTGCTGGAGAAGAGCTAGGGATAGTAATTAGCCCTAGCAGTAGGTCAATCTCTATATTTGCTGATGTTGTAAAGATAGTCACTAAAGAAGACTATGGTCTAAGGTGGAATAACATGAGCTTTAATTATGCCGGAGATATATACAATGAGCCTTCTTTAGTCCAAACTAGTGAAAAAGAACATAATTCTGGCTTTAATTACGCAGATTATTATCTTGAGGCACTAGGCACTTATGATGATATCGAAAAATCAGATAATATCACTACTATAACTGGTGATTTTGCTTTCGTTAAAACTCCCTCCGAAAGAAGGGAAGAATCTCCCACTGTAAATAATCCTTCTGTTATTTCAAAAAATGACATGGTTTTATTAAAAGAGTTTGCCTTAACAAATAGCAATGAAAAAGTTAAATATATGACTCAACTACTTGAGTCTGGCTTTACTTTTAGTCAAGCAAGAGAAAAAACAATGAGGGATAAGGGTGTCTGATCTATTTCTTACTTTAGACGGAGATATTTTAATTAACGGAAATAACGACGTTGCCAGGGTAAATACATCACTTCAAAATGACGTTCAGCAAGTTTATGTTAGATTAATGACTGAGCCCGGAGACTTCAGCGCTTATCCAAGTTTAGGTCTTGATCTCTCGGTTCTATATGGCATGCCACAGAATCAACAGACTGGTCAAATGGGTAGAGACTTAATACTATCTGCTTTAAATAGAGAAGGTTCATTTAAGGGAAGAAATATTAATGTTACTGCAGTTCCGACAAGTGCAGATACAATAAGATTTGACATACATGTTCAATCGGGAAGTAACCAGCCAGTAACTTTAAGCATAAAACAAAACTTAGGAGCATAATATAAATGGCTACAGTTAATAGTAAAACAAAAGATGAAATTATAGTTAGAATCATAAACTCACTAGAACAAAATGCTAATATAACTGCCACATCTCCAGGTTCTGTAGCCAGGGCTTTCGCTGATGCTTTTGGAACTGAAATGTTTTATCTCTATGAGTCTTTTAGAGAATCAGTAAGTCAAGGTAATTTGTCTACAGCTTCTGGAAGATCTCTTGATTTAATAGGTGAATTATATAATGTAAGAAGAAAAGTTCTTTCTGATCAGTTGACTTATGAAAGATCAACAGCAAATATAGAGTTTTTTATTAGCAATTCATTTCAGTCATCAATTGTTATTCCTAAAGGAACACTGGTTTACAATGACGTTGGCTCATTTAACTCTTCCCAATATAGCTATAGGGTAGTCCAAGACATAGTTATATTGAGTGGAGTAAGTAAAGCATACGGAATAGTTGAGCCAAATTTTCAGTCAAATGAATATGTTGCATCTGTAGGGACTCTGACTAAGCATAACTATATAGCTCCTCCAGGAATCTTGGTGTTTTGCAATAACCCAAAAGAAATATATCCAATTTTAAACTCAGAGTCAGACGATAACTACAGAAGAAGAATACTCTCAGCAGTTAAGGTTAATACGACTGGAACTCTTGAGTCTATAAGATTTGCAGCTCTTTCAGTAAGCGGAGTAAGAGACATAAGAGTTAGAGAAGCTACCTATGGTCTTGGTTCCTGTGAGGTTATTATTGTTCCAGAAGTTCCAGGAAGAATTGGAAACATTCCAACACTTGTAAACCAGGCAATTAATAACATTAGACCACTCGGGATTAGAATGAATGTAACAATAGCAGATCCTATTTCTGTTGCTGTAAATGCAACCATATCCCTTCCATTTGGTACTGCAAATAATCTTCAAAAAGGCATTGAAAATCAAGCTGCAATATTTGTTAAGAGATATTTAAACTCTCTTACAATAGGAGATTTTGTTGCTATTCAAGAAATTGAAAGACAAATAAAAATATCTTCTGATTTTATAAAGTCCATTAACATTACTTCAATGACAGCTGGTGGAGTAACAGTTAATAGAAAAGAATTTAAACCACAAAATGAAAGACAATACATTGTTTCTGGCACAATCAACATAAACTCTGTTATAATTGGTGCATCAAACTACTAAAGGTTGGTTTAAATTAATGAGTGAAAAATACTTTCTCTTGACAACTACGCATATTGTCAAGGCGCCAAATATGACTCAGGCAAAAATGACTATAGAAAAAGAAGAAGACTCTTTTGGAGAAACTCTAAAAGAAACTCTGGATATAAATGAAGTAAGCGTTGCTGAAGCTAGTAAATACATAGGATTCTCTGAAACATCTAGACAAGATGAAGACTATGGTTCAACACAGGATACAGACTCAGAGTCAGATGGAACTTCTTATAATAATAAGTTTGACTTCATCAGAGCTGAGAATAAAAGACTTGCTCGTCTAGCTGAAAAGAATAAAAACGTAAAAGACGAAACTATACTAGCAGTATATGAAGCTGCTTATTCAGCATTCTCTGAATTTGAACTTCCTGCAATTAAACAAAAGAATGCTCCATCCTCCAAAAAAGGGGTATCGGAAACAGCAGTGGCAGTTTTTGCAGACTGGCAACTTGGCAAGGTTACGCCTTCTTATAACTCAGAAGTTCTTGCACAAAGAATAGAAGCTTATGCAGAAAAGCTTATTGAGATTACAGACATTCAAAGAACGCACCACCCAGTAGATGATTTACACGTTTGGCTTTTAGGTGATATCGTAGAGGGTGAAGAGATTTTTCCTGGCCAAAGCCATTTAATTGACTCTGGTCTTTATAGGCAGGTCGGAATTAATGGTCCTGAAATCTTGGGTAACTTTCTTAGAACAGCACTTGAGAACTTTAAGCACGTTCACGTTACAGGGATTATAGGCAATCACGGGGCAGTCGGCGGAAGAGCAAGAAAGCAACATGACCCTGAGACAAACATGGATAGATTACTCTATAAGATTGTCCAATTAATCTTCAAGGATGAACCAAGAATTACCTTTAATATACCAGATGGTAAAGGTGAGAGAAACTTTTATGCAGTTGATACAATAGGCTCATACAGTTCACTTCTCATTCATGGCGATCAAATGCCTGCACCAAGTGCCTCATACGGTTACTATAAAAAGGTAATGGGCTGGAAAGATGGCGCTATCCCGGAGCATTTTGAAGACGTATTTATGGGTCATTACCATCAACAGGTAAAGATGACCATAGGTAGTAGTCTTTTAAGAATTTCTGGATCACCAGAAAGTCACAATACATATGCTCAGGAATACTTCTCTTCAATGAGCAGACCATGCCAACACCTAATGTTTGTACATCCAGACAATGGAGTTACCTCAGAGTACTCAATCTGGTTAGATTGATTCAAAAATTGAAAGGCATCTGTAGATGAAGCAATTTATCATAGCACTTAGGAGTGCAGATTTTGTTAAATCTGGTAAAAGCTGGTCTACAGGTGCTATCGATTTATATCACAATAAATGGTATACCAACTACTCTATCTCAAGGTCTAGAAATGGCCTGAATACTATTGGTGATAGAACATTTGTTGGCACCGAAATAATACAGGATGCTACTCCTACCATTGTAGTAGATGGTTCGACCCCAGTAAGCGTTACAAACTATGGCGAAATTGTCCAACAAGCTGGAGTTGTATCGTACAATATCTTTGATTACGATCAAGAGTCTGGTCAATATTATATATATGATTTGATACAAGACTCTTCTCCATTTTATATTCTCAATCCAGATTCTGTAGACTTAGATCTTTTTAGATTTATTGACACAAAATCAAGAGTAGATATATTAAGCTCTAAGCGGAGCGTTTACTGAATCAGTTAATCAAGATAATCCTACCTACACTTTAATAACCTATGAGTCTGATTCTACAGAAGGGCCATGGTTAAAGTCTGCCATATCTCAAGACGTAGGAACTCTTTTTATAAAAAACGCTAAAAGATATGTAAGATTTGAATTAGAGATAGTATCATTTCTTAACCCTGAAGACGTAGAAGACTATGGTTTTGTTCTACTTGTAGAAGTAGCAGTAGATAATCCAGTATCTCCAGTATTGTCTAGAGCAACAAAGAAGATTCTTTCAAGATTTCCATCTTGGATGAAAATGTTTACAGACTCAGAAGATGATGCTACTCCCAGCTTACAACTGCCTCAGACTATAGCTGGAAAATTTGTTAACTCTTTAGTATCTGATTTTCCAGAAAATTTTGAAAAACAAGTAAACCTATTTCAACTAGATAGATTTATTACAACTTCTGACTTAGAGCAGTCAGCGTGGATGTATGTTTGTTCAGATGTTCCGGCATCGATATCCAGAGTAACTGGCGATGGGATACCCTTAGCAAGAATAGATTCAATAGTAGATTTATATGAATCTTTAGAAAATGACTATTGCTATTATTATAATGCTGTTGATAGACAGATTCTTACTAAAAAATTATTTAAAGTTTTGTCTGCTGACAGTATCGTATATGAACAGGCTCCAACTCTTAAGTGGAACTGGTTTGATGAATTTGCATCTCGTGTTGGAATACAAAGATTATATCTTGAATCAAATGATAGTCTTAAAAAAAGAACATTAGATGTTTATAAAAATCTTCCTGGACCAACAGTAGAAGCAATTAAGAGAACCTTAAGAAGAGAACTTAATATATGGAGTGCTTATGGGGCAACTCCTGATTCAGATTATTTAGGAGCAACTCCTGAAATAATTGAAATCCAAAACATGGAAAGTTCCAGTCCATACTTTGATGGATACGGCAAGCCAACATCAAAATTTATTGATTTTGTAAAAGATATAAATGAAAAGTATCCAACAAATTGGGGATATGTTAAATGGGGCGAAGGATACTGGGACTATGCTGGAAAAGATCAGTTTAGCATAGGTAGAATTGCTTCATCTTATGATGATGCAACTCCATTAGGTTCTTACTACCAGCCTGGAGTTGGAGATATCAACGATGCAAATATTATCGTAAAAGAGCCTTTTGAAAATGAGATAGAAGTAGAAGCTAGATTTTCTGCCACTGGACTTAGATATCTTGGAACAGAAGATAACTATGCTCCAGTTAAGGTTGACTATAAGTATTATGGATCTTACGATCAAGATTATTATGAAAACGATAGTGCAACAGTAAACTTCAGGTATGCATTACATACCACTCCTCATGGGTCTTACTCTACATCAAAAACTTTTTATTCAGATCTAACATATAATCCAAAAAATGTATTCTACCCTGGACATCCAGCAAGTCCTGAATTTAATGTTATGAACATATTTGATCAGGACGGTTATGCTTATACTGGATATGTATTTAAAGATATATCTAATGATCAACCATACTTAAATGTATCTGCTACATCTGCTAGTCCAAATTCAAATAGAATAAATTATTACTATGCAACAAAAGCTTCTGCTACGCCATCGTCTGGTTCTTCTAATTTTGAGATTGGATTCGTTGGTTCAACACCTTCAACGAGTGTTATCGGAAGTCCAATCAATTTATCTACACCAAATTTTAGTAATAATGGTGCTAATATTAGGTTAATTTCAAATGTTTATAATAAAAAAAGAGGTTCTTTTACTACATCTCCAAAAATTGATGGCAGTTTTGTTCTCAATGGAATTAATTCTTTTTCTGAATTAAAAGATTTTACACTAGATAAAGATTCAATGATGAACACTTTAGTATTCCCACCTGGAGCAACTCCAGCCTATGTTCATATTGAAAATGTTAAGCCAGTTGGATACGAAGACAATATTCTTCTTAATGTTGCATCTCCCTATATTGGTTATGGTGGAGTTTCTACTTACGATTTTCTAGATTACTTAGTCCCAGCCTCGCCTAATATAGTTGCTAAGTATATAAATCCAAATTTTGCAACACCTCAAAATCACCTTGGTTACATTGGTACATCTGGATCTACAGTAAGTTATTATTTTGCAGATTTAAAGTATCCATATGGATCAACTCCTGATTCTATTATATTTAGCACGGGGCTATCCTCTACTCCAGTTTATCCATTTAAAGTTGAATCATGGGAAACCTTTGAAGAATATAGCACTCCAATAATTCAGGCTTTAGTTAATAAAAACGGAGTAGTAAGATACGATCAAGATAATTGGGATGAAACATTTAGTAAGAATTCAAATATAGTTGGCAGATATGAATTAAATTACGAAACATTTGGCCTTGATCCTGATAATGATTATATTTACAAACTTGAAGCCGTTAACGAAACAGAAGGAGTAGAGCTTTATCTTTCAGAGCAATATGTTTCCGTTGACAACGAAGATGACATATGGATCTCTAACTCACTAACTGAATATGAAGGTGGAATTATTGCCGATGTTCAAGTTAGTGCAAATTATACAGGAGTTTATAAGAGTTATATAAATTCAGGTTGGTACAGTCAAAACAGTGAAGATCATTATATATTTTCTAATCCAGTTACAGAAGAATTTTCTACTCCTGGTTTTAATTTAAATCTATCTAATGTAGCTAGACAAGGTGCTCCAATTATAGTCGAGAGACTCTTTGCCACTCCAACAATGCTATCAGAAGTGGCATTTTACAATGAGGCTACTCCAACTAGTGTTTCACTAATTAATAATGAAATAGTAAAAGCTAATTTTACGGATGATTTATACCTAGGTTATGAAAACGTTTATGACGTAAGGGTAGTGGATAGTATCACTGGCTACGAAATACTGCAAGCTGGATCTAGTTCTACAAGTAATGTAACAGTATTTAGTGGTGCTACTCCAGGAGTTATTGATAGGGATTACTCAGTAACTTATAGAGTAAAAGATACATACATTGTAGATAATGATCATTTTGACGCATTAAATCAAAAATATGTAACTCATTTAGATTTTGATGCTACTCCAAATTCATATTATGAATATAAAGTTACTTATGAAAATTCTATAGCTAGTCATGCAACTCCGATAACCCTTGAAATAGACCCAATGAAACTTTGGGACACAGAAGGATTCATATACTTAAGCCACAACGACTATCAATTTGCAGACTTTGATTTAACTTTGAGTCCATCATACATTCTTGATAACTCAGATGAATACATGGTTTTAGTAGCTATATCTATAGATGAAAATGGAAATCCAAAACCATATCAAACTTTTACTGTATCTTCTGCAAATCTGCAGTCTGAATACGTCTACTATACAACTGATATAAACGGTTTTGCATCGGTTACGCTTTCTTATTCTGGGGCTATACCAGCTAATTTAACATCAGATACTATAACAGTTTTAGGTGTTGTCAATGGTTCTGTGCAAGCTCATCCAAACTCTCAAACTGAAGGCTTCTCTGAAACATTAAATTATTCAATATCATCAATATATGAAAAGGAAATTGAGCTAAAAGCTTTTCCTTCAAACAACGTATTTTATGCTGATGGCCTTACGAATAATTACATTACCGGAGTTGTTAGATCGCCTTTTGGTGATCCTCAGGTCAATAAAGTAGTTTACTGGAGAAAAGGTAGAACATTAAAAGATGTATTTGATGCAACCCCATATTCAAATTACGTAACAACTGATGAATATGGAATGTTTGAAGTAGGTCCAATTGTATCTATGGATAAATATAATCCCGGAATATGGATAACAGCTTTAGAGACTGAAAACGCAGCAACAGTAAACTATAGTCCGAATACAGTGGCTGGAGATATAGTATATTGGTATGAGAAATATGATAACTTAAATTATAATTTTAGGGATGCTATATTATATAATCCAAATGTACTATATGAAGAGGTAGAGGATATGTATTCTACTCCGTCTTTTACTACTAATTACCACGATGGAAGCTATGCTCCTACGTATGTAGCAACCCCAAATTGGATGCCACCAAAATGGTACCCAATGTCAAGAAAAACTCAGCATGACATAGGTCTTCTTGGCTCAACTCCTTATTACGTTGCAGATTATTATGAATTAATGAATGAATATGAGGAAGATTAAAAATGAAAAAGTTTACCGATGCAACAGACTCAGGAAAAGAACCAGCAGTAAAAGTTGGAAATTATGTTCCAAGAGATGCTATTAACTTAGGCTGGTATACCTCAAAAGAAGTTTCTCCTGAAAATAATATTTCAATAGTAGATCTTTCTTCTTTAACTGCAGAAAATTTAAATGAATCAGATTCATTTTCTAAAATAATGTTTGCTAATGAGCTTGGAATATTAGAGGATTCTGATGGAAACCCATTTATTTCATCAGACGAAATAAGCGTTAGTGACATACTTCTTAATGAGCAGTTTTTTTCTGATAGATATGAAGAGTCAGATGTAAAAGAAAAAATTTATGCACACAGTTATTATGTAAGCAGATTCTTTACACTGGTTAAAGCAAAATCTTACTATGATGTTTCTATATCTTCTTTCTCAAATCCTAGCTACATGCCAAAGTCTGTCAAAGTGTTAGACGAAAATGGAAACATTTATTCAGATCCTGTAACAGGTAGATTAAAGTACAGAGTTTTAATAGAGTCATTTTTAACACAGGAAAATATTACAAACAATGAAATTCCCCATAGAATTGTTGTTCTTTTTGAAGATCAAAATCCAAAAAATTTAAAACTTTCATACGACAAAGTTGAAGTAAACGAAGAAGGATTCTGGTCAAATCAGATACTTGGATACACTGAATCAATAAATGTTCTTCCAGTTTTTAAAGAGATTCAAGAAGAAACAGAAGTCATTGACAGATCAAAAGTTGGAGAAAGAGTATTTTCTGTAAAAAGAAATACAAAAAAAAATTATATAGACAAAAACTACAGTGGTACAGATGATAATTATGTATTTGTTAATAGAAAAGCCCTAGATGACAATAGAACATTTGAAATATTTAACTGGAGAGTAGTTGCAAAAGTAAAAAACTCTATTAGTTTTAACACTGCATTCAATGGAAACTCCTCAAATCTATCTAGCGTACTTACTAAAACCGTAAAAGCAGGAGTTTTATACTCTAAAAGCCAAGGAAAAGACCTCTCTAAAATATCTCCATACGTATTAGCTAACCTAGAAAATTCTCCATTTAATTTATCTTCTTTTGAAATAATCAATCCAACAAGTGAAATTGCTGATAAGAGTCAGGCAGATTATTGGTTGGTTGATATCGATCAGATTGATGATTTATCCGAGTATGATTTTTTAGTATGCTCTTTACATTGGACGCTTACTGATAGTCATGGAGATAAACTAAAAGGTTTTATAGATAATGCTGGAACTCTTTTATTAGACTTAATCAACGCTCCCACAAATGCGTTGTCAACATTGGATTCAAATCTAAAAGTAAAACCAGAGGAATTAACTATACAATCCTTAAGTTCAGATACCTACAATACTGATAATCTATTTTTAGATTCTTCAAAAAATAACGCTTGGAGCATTAATGCTTTGGAATTTGCATCTAATTCTGGAATATATGGATCTGGGCAGACCGTTATTGGAACTGCAAAAAGGTACAATTACTTTCTTAATGAAACTAACGGAATTGAAAATATCTTATCAAGAGATGGTAAAATAATATTTGCAAATATAAGATCTACAAAAAAAACAGATAGATTATTATCTGGAAATATTGTTGCATCTACAACTGGATTTTTAAAATATTGCAATGACATATACTCTGGGTCAACATTAGTTGCAACCGCAAATAATGGATCAGTAAACATTGGCAGTGGTTCAACCACAGTATTTTCTAATTTCGTTGAAGGACCGTACAAGTTTTTATACAACTGTATTGCAGTTGCATTGAACGACAAATTAGAGTCTACTAGAAGAAAAAAAGATATAAGGTCAAGCGTACATGTATTTTCAGGTTCATGGAATAATGATTGGGTAATCAATCCAGATGCAGCCTATGACGACGAGAAACAAAAATATTTTAAACAAGTTGTTGTTGATAATCAGCAAAAGTATGTAAGAGATATTCTACCTAGCCCAATACTAAAATATATTAAAGAATTTTCAGGCGCTAATCCTTCTGTTAATAACGTATTCTTAGATCAAGATGATTCAAATATAGAATTATATATTGAATATACAAATCCAAGCATCTTATGGACAAATACATTATCAGTAACAGCAACAGAAAAATCCGAACTTTCATCAACATATGAATTAGTTAAGGTGAATAATAAAAAAATATCGTGCGATGTATATACTAATAATGTATCGGAGCAGTTCTTTATTCCTTCTTCTTTTGGTCCATACGTTGTTAGGGATAAAGTAATACCTTCAAAAAAATCAGATTTAAAAACACTTCCAGTTGTTTCCCCAAAAACATATCCAGTTGAATTTGAAGTAGTACATTCTTCTATCTCTTCAGAAGAAAAATCAAAAGATTTAGATGCTAATATACAAATACAGGCAAATGTAAACTTTATACAAAAACACACATTTGCAGTTGCAACAAAAACAAAATTAGTAAGAGCTGCTGGCAGCAGACCAGAAGAATCTGTTGCAGGAGTAGAAAGACCGTATTTTCCATCTTCTGCTGAGTCATCTCAGGGTAAAAGTAAATATTCTAAAATAGAACCACTTCTTGCTAATAGTGTAAGTGATTTATTTAACGCCTTTCAATATACTTATGATATAGATAATGGAAATACTTGGGATGAATATTTTCAACATAAACCTAATATGTCTGATACATACATTAGATACATACAATTGACATTAACAGCTGCTGGATATAATACAACACCCGATGGAAAGTTTGGATCATCAACCACTTCTAAACTTAAAGCATTTCAAAAAAATAGAGGATTAAAACAAGATGGAATTGTAGACTCTCAGACAAAAAGCCATCTAGCAAATGTTTGGATTGATATGAGTGAAGGAGTGCGATCTCAATACGTAGATCAAATTAATAATGGCAAATATGGAAGTGTAAATATTGACAGATACGTCAGAGGTGCAATTAGATCTAGAAATGCAGTAGAAGGCCTGGTTAGCAAAGAAGGATTTAGGTTAATTAACTTTACTGGAATATCAGACGCTAACAGGGATCCAGACACCTTAAGAGTATGGATTGGCTTTCAGCTTCCAAATGACTCAGATATAGATTATTTAAAATCTGTTGTTGTAGCAGGAGATGATTTTGGTACAACGGCAACTGCAAAATCCCCTAATTATAAAGGTTTTAAAATTATAGATGTAAATATAACAGATGAGTATAGGTTTAGAATTATTGGCAATCAGTACGCTACAAAGAATTTTTCTAAAAATCATACAATTAGTTTTGCAGAAGTAGACGGAAGAAACATGAAAGGTAAATACATTTCCATACTTCTTGAAGGTTCAAAACTCGGTGGAGACTTTGGATCAACTGCAGAGGGAATACATGTAGCTCATGCATTTTGTACTTTTCAAACAAAAAAGGTAGTAACAAAACAAGCTTCTTCATGGGGGGATGAATATGACTGGGAAACAAATTATTATCCAAAAGAAAAATTAGTTTCTGGCATAGTGTCTATGACAATTCCAAAAACAAAAATTTCTTTTACACAACAAAGTTTTTCAGTCGACGCAGGTCTAATTGCAGCAAATGCAAGATTAAATTCAATAACACTTCATCAATTAGATAATGATAAATTTTCTAATAGCACAATTACATATTCGGGATTAAACATTCCCCTTGATAATAATAAGTATAAACCAAATATTAATAGGGCTGAAGAAGTTGATATTAAAAACTTAAAACAAGATTCTATAAGTGTTACTTCGGCAATAGTTTCCCCAAATTCAGTAAAAAAACATGGAACTTCTACACCAGTGCCAGATGCTTTTCTAAGTTTATCAAGGACTAATAACGACATTAGACTTACGTGTAACGTCTCAGAGTATACCAAAGAAGTCTATAAGAAAACTGAAAATATTGTTGATTATTCTATAACAGATCCAAATTTAAGCTCAATAAAACCAGGAAAAAATTCATTTAATTACTATGACGGCGTTAGTCTCCTATGTAAAGTTGTCCTGGGTAAGCCAGTTCCAATTCCAATCAACCTTGCAGAAATATCTAACAATACCCCTCCTGACAGAGATGTGTATTATTCAGATATAGAGGTATCCAATAAGCTACCTCAACAAGACGGTCTTCTGTATGGATTCTATAATATTGCAACAAAAGAGTTCATTGGTAAAAAAATATCGTATTTAAAGTTTATCAAAAGTGGACCGGATAATATATACATCGGTGTATATGCGTATGACTATGATGGCAATCTTGAATCTCAAACAGAATTTACCGGCTCTGCAAACGGAGACTCGTTTAATCCAGTAAACATACCAACCAAGATGGCTTATCCTATTTATAGTGTTAAAACAAAAAAGAAAAATAAAATACAAATTGTCAACATGCCTCCAAATCTGCGAAAAACAGAAGTCTGGCCCTTGTATATAACTTCAGGATCTTTTTCTAAAGATGTTGATATTTCATTTAAAAAAGCTTCAGGATTTTTATCTCAGTATAATAATCAAAAACTAACTGCTATTTACGATACATCAAGCATTAAAAACGTTGCTTGGTCAAGGGTTTTTGGTAGAGGTTATTATGATGTCATAGGAGAGACTCCAATAATAAATGACTCTAGGTCAATTAAATTAAGAAGAACTCCTATAGTTACTGTTCAGGAAGCTTCTTCTGATCTTTTTAGATTTGCTAGTCAGTTTAAAAATATAGTTAAAATTTATACAAAAGAATCTATATCAAGTCCATGGCAAGAAATTCCAGAAAGTTCTATAAAAAACATAGATACACATAATGGAATAATTGAATTTATTAATCCAATCATTCCTACTAATGAATCTTTAATTAAAGTTGACTACACTGTTACGAACAAAGATATTTCAGTTATTCAATGCAATGGTGTTCCAATACCAACTAATCCCTTTTTAAATAAAAATACTGTAAAAATAAATAAACCATTATATATTTACATTAAACCAAAAGAAATATATAAGTATGAAACACCAATATATAAAGAGGGAGAAGTAGGAATACAAGCTCTCAGAAAAGTTTTAGTAGATGATTATAATGTTGACTCAGTTTTAAATTTTACATACAATAACAACATCTTTAATAAAAACGATGAGTCTACCTATGACCCATTTGCCGTGTTGCTAGGTATAGTCTATGTGCTGAATAATTTTAACGATGAAAATTTTGATTACAAAGATCTAAGAGTAAAAGGTGGTGGAATCTCAGCAAACTTTACTACCAATTCAGTTGTTGATGACATTAATCAAGCTATATCTTACTGGGATATATATCCAGCTTTAGGTGAGGCTTATCCAAAGGGTGGATATGTTATAATTAAACTACCTGCTTTGATCAAGAAAAACTTCTTGAACCATGAAGAGGTTTACGACATAGTGAGAAGGAATATAACTGCTGGAGTTGTATTCGAACTACAAGACATGGATGGAAAAGATTGGAGTAGCAGTGTTACAGCATCTTCCTGAAACGATACAAACTTTTTCTAGTCAAAGTAGAAAAACAGTAAGCTCTTTAATGCAAAATATTAAAGCTGATAAGGCTCAGGTATCTTCTTTAATTGAGAATATTAGAAACTTTGATGCAAGCATAAACTACAGCCCTTCTTTAGCTTTAAGGTATTCTAGACTTGACATAGAAGGTATTATAGAATTTTTTAGAGACTCTTCATTAAGAATGAATCAATTTTTTTCCGCTTCTTCAGCTTTGTCTGTTGCATTAAATTCAATAGCATCTATCTACTCATCTGAAATAGAAAAAATAGAAAAAGATATATTTCATTTAGAGAACTTTGTTAGTAACTATCAATTTATAGTTGGAGAAGATGATCTATTTAATTTTAACTATGTAGAAAATTTTGATAATAATCTATCTTCATATTTATATGATAGTCAAACTATCACTCTTTTTGACAGAGACAATATAAATTTTAATTCCAATGGAAATTATTACATTGATCCAGTCTTAAGTAAGATGACTATTGCAAATGGAATTAATTTTAAAAACCAACTTCTTAACATAGATAGAATTAGCTCAACAAGCAACTATACGTCTTACTTAACTACAGATTCTAATTTTCGTTCAGTATTAGATGAGGATCCGGCAAATAATTGGACAGTAACTGTTAAGTCACCATTTCTAATTAACTCAGAACTACCCGAATCAACGTCTTATGTTAAATATAATTCTTCTTATGACAAAGGTGCTCAGTCATTTTTTGAAATTTCATTTATTAATCCTGTAGAAATGGATACAATAAGAGTTAATCCTAATGATTGTATTGGTATGCAATTACTTCAAGTTATAATTACAAAAACTGATCCAGTTATTTCTCAACTTACAACCTCAACTCAAGGTGAATATGTTGAAGTTCCAGTTTTAAACTCACCACTTTTAATAGATAAATCAGTAGACGTTGTATTCAATAAGGCTAAAGTATCAAAAATTAAATTTATATTTAATCAGTCTAAATATTATAGAAGCGAAAATGTACCGATTACTCAAGAATTAAATTCTAAAATACTTCATGAGATTATAGATAGAAGAAGAAAAGAAAAATCAAATAGTCCAAGTAGACTTCAAGATCTTGTTTATTTCTATTTTAAAAATGCAAATAGTATTGAAAATAATAAGAATAATAAAAAAACTTACACAGAAGTATATTCATATAGGTACCCTCTTTTAGAAGAAGGTTATTCTGATGGAGTAAATGAAAAGTTATCAGAATTAACTGAGTCAGAAATCTTAACAAGATCAAGAGAAATTGTAGATTCAAAGAATATAAACGCAATTGAAAACATCGTTCAAACCATCGTTCAGTATGTAATAGGTTCAAGGAATAACTTATTTAACACCACTGTGTATAGAACGGGTAGGCCGGGAACTACCGGTAATAGAATGGCTTCATTAAGAAGTGATGGATTTATTCCTGTTAAAGATGAGCTTGATAACTTTGATAATTCATTTCAAAAAGAAGACCCTATAGCATCAGGGGTTTCTGTTGATAGTGTGACTAGATATTTGTCTAGCAGAGAAGATTCAAATTCATATGAATATACTTTCTCTATTAAAAATATATTATTTGGCCTGACTCAAACATCAACACAAAATAAAGCTTGTTTTGTTTCAAGCAAAATAGAGACTAATGGATTCCCATTAGGCGTAAAAGGCATAGTCAATAAAGTAAATGCTAGAAGAGATTTAACTTTCAATAATTATGACATTAAAGAGTCCGGGTCATATGAACTTAGTGTTACATATCAAGATTCAATAAAATCTGAAAGTGATTGGATACCATTATTTGCTGGAAATTCAAACTATATTGAATCTGAAGTTATATTTTTTGATACATTTAACCTAGCAAAATTAAGATTTGTTCCTCAAGAACCAACAATAAAAGTTTATAAAAACGGAATTTTAGAAAACCCTAATAATTGGCAATATGAAGAACTTGGAAATTCAATATTTTACAAGTCTACTTTAGACAGAACCGCAATTTATGTAGTGGACTACTTTCTTAATAATACTGAATATAGTCAGTCTATTATTGATATAGATTCTTTGTCTAATTCTAATTTTGCAGTTAGAGCTTTTTCTAGTGGGGGTAACTCTGGTGAGAAATTTATTTCTACTGGACCAGGAAATAAAATACCACTTTCTTTTATTCCATACATTGAAGATAGGTTTAACGGTGCTTATTATAGTGAAACTCATGGTACTATAAATACGGAAAGTAACATAGGGTATTCTCCAGTTACCGTTACGCTAGCAGATGGTCAAGTAGCGATTAACTTGACAAATTATACAAATAATAGTTTTTTAAAATCATCTTTTTATAATACTAGTCAATATTTGTTTTTTCAAAACGGAAAAGAAATAGTATTTAATAGACCAATTAACCAAGTCTTTACAGTTAATTACAGTTATATACCATCTTCGCTTAGGTTTAGATTGATACTAAGAAATAATATACCTGGTCAATACAATGGAATATCTATTGATAATGTTATAATTAAATCTAAAGTAAACAACCTAGATCCATTTTCAAAAAAATTATTAAGGTTATAATATGACTCAGCTCTCACCAAATACAATAGTTCAAGATCAGATAGTTGCCAAAGTCAGTAAGTTTTTGGCAAATTATAGGGAGAATCAATTTTTTGATAATCAAGAATTAATGAAAGAATATCAATCATTAATAAACTTTTTAAGAAATAAGATATCACGGACCACTTACTGAGTTTGATCCTTACATCAAAGGTGAGCCACCTATCTCTGATAAATTTAATTTGTTTACAGGTAATTATTCAGATGATATAAATATAATAGCAAAACAAATAGATTATTTAACCGCTGTATTTATTAACTCACACAATATATTTACTGATGAAATAGCTCAGGAAAATAAATTTATTAATAGAATAAAAAGCAAAGTAAAGATTTTGCAGATGTATTCAAGTAGTCCTTCAAGTGACTTGTATTATTTTGGAAATTCTTTTGATAGTTCAGATTATGTTGATTTTTCTAAAATGGATAATAAAGATCAATTGCCATTGATAGATAATGGGCAAATGACCTTATCTTCAGGCGTAGTAAAAAATTGGGTACCAAGATCTATTTTTATAGCTGAGGGCTCAAATGGCTACAGGGGTAGCAATCACGCAGTGTATCCGTCATCAACTTCAACTAATCTATACAGATATTTTTTTGAAGATACACCTACAATAATTAATCAAGAAAATATTAGAGATAATAATCCATTAACATTTTTTGAATATGAACAGATAAACATAGAAAATAAAAATTCTGATTCAAAAGAATTTGAGTATAAATACATAGTTAATCCTGGACCTGGTCAACCAATAGTTTATGAACCTTGGTCATCTTTTAAGGGTGAATCTTTGTTGTTGAATATTGTCATGGAAAAAGAAATAGCAGAATCTGCTAATTTTATTAAAATAATTCCATATTTTGGATCAGCTAATTATATAGTAAAAGATGTAACGGTCACCTCAATAGAGGTCGTTGATGAACTAAATGTTACAGAAAATATTTTAAGACAACCAATATATATAAGTTCTAGCTTTATTCCTTCTTCAATTGATAAAGTAAAAAACTTTTATTATAGAGAAGCAAAGATTTCTTTTTCCGAAAGAAAAATTAAATCTATCAAAATATACTTTAAACAATCAGACTCTATTGCTGTTGACATAAAACACATTT